ATCCCATGTCGAGCATGCGGTCGGCCTCGTCGATGACGAGGATTTCGATGCCGGTCAACAAAAGTTTGCCGCGTTCGAAAAAGTCGAGCAGACGGCCGGGCGTGGCGATCAGCACGTCTGCGCCGCGCATGATCTTGGTTTCCTGGTCGCCGAATGAGACGCCGCCGATCAGCAGGGCGACGTTCAGCTTGTGCTGCAGGCCGTATTTGTTGAACTGCTTCCTTGACCTGGGCGGCGAGTTCGCGGGTCGGCTCCAGGATCAGGGTGCGCGGCATCCGGGCGCGGGCGCGGCCCTTTTCCAGCATCGTCAGCATCGGCAGCACGAAGGCCGCGGTCTTGCCGGTGCCGGTCTGGGCGATACCGAGGACGTCCTTGCGGGCGAGGACGTGGGGGATCGCTTGTTCTTGAATCGGGGTGGGGGACACGTAGCCGGCGCCAGCGACGGCGGCGAGGACCTTGTCGGACAGGCCTAAATTGGAGAAGGACATTGAGCCTCTGTTGTCGGCGGGACCTGATCCGAAACGGAAATACCGGAACTCGGGATCACGCCATTGGATCGAACCGCCGCTGGATTCTTGGAAAATCACTGTCGCGCTCTACCCCGGAGCGGCAAGCAATCTGCACGGGGACGTCGGATCGCGGACAGGCGGCTCATTCGGGATATCGCTGTTGCGATATCGGGCCGCATCACAGCCGGAACATAGGCGGGAATCGCCCAAAGTCAATCCGCCAATACATGAAACGACTGAAAAAGCTTAATATTAAACCAGTGAAATTGTAATCCGATTGTAATTCAGGCGACTAGCCGAGTTTGCGCTGTGGTATGCCGTCATCTTCTCTTTGTATGTTTCATTTGTATCCCTTTTCGTATCTCAGTATGCCGCGTTCCGCGCTCAATTTGGGCGGCTTGCGCCCAAGGCCGCGCGCTTCAAGCTTACGCCGGCCGCGGCACCTTCAAGCAGTGCGGGCAGGGGCGTTGAATACCATCGTGCGCGCAATGCAAGCTCCAGTAGTTGCCGCCGCAAGCGGGGCACGTTCGACGGAAGTGCCACGACTTCTCCGGCGTGTTTTCATCCGGGTCGTCAGGGTCAGCGTCAAATTCGCATTCGCAATCGCTCATTTGCCGCCGCCTCCCGCCGCGTCCTCCCGGTAAAGCGCTTTGATGACGTCGAGATCGTAGTCGTCCATGCCGGCGTCAACGAATGCGGAAAGGGCCATGCCGCTATCGCGCAGAAGGTACGCCGCGAGCTGATCTTCGCGGTGGTCGCGGGCCAAACCGGCTACAGCGCAGCCGTAGCCCGCCGCGAACGCCTTGCCTCCTTTGATCATTCTGCCAACTCCAAAATGCCGCCCGAGATCATTTCCACGCCGTCGGCCAGCCCCTCGGGGCAATGGTGGCCGTAAACCTTCTGAACCGTCTCGACCGTGTCGCCGAGGACGCCGGCAACAATCCAGATCGCCACACCGCGCCGCAGCATGTGCGTCGCCGCGGTGTGCCGCAAGACGTGCGGCGTGACGCCGTCAACACCCGCTCGGGCGGCGATCGCCGCCAGGTGCCGGGCCGCGGTCGACGCCGTGATGTTGGCCACGCGATCGCCGTCGCGCTCGCCGTAGGCGCGCGCCAGGACCGGCCGCAGCGCCTTGGACATGGGGACGCTTACGCGGCGCTTCTTCGTCTTCCGGCGCCCCGGCACGTTGTAATGCACCAAGCCGGCTTCAAGGTCGACGCGGTCCCAAGTCAGGTCGAGAATGGCCTGCATCCGGGCGGCCGTTTCCAGCGCGAGCCAGGTAAACACCTCGGCCCCGGACAGCCGCGCGCCGGGCCGACGCTTGCCGGCTTCGCTGATCAGCGCTTTCAGCTCGTCGGCGCGCAGCCAGCGGTCGCGGGGCTCACTATCCGGCGGTAGGTCGATCGCCGGCACCGCGCCGGGCTTGATAATCGCAACCTTCGGCTTCGCGCACCAGTTCAGGCACGCTTTCAGCGTGGCGACCTCGTACCGAATCGTCGCCCGCGCCGCCGGGCGCCGGCCGATCTTGCCCGAGGCGCGCAGCTTCACGTATTGCTCGACCTTGTCGGCGCCGTCGGCATCTTTCTTGACGAAGTCCGGAAGTTTGAGCGCCGCGAAATGCACGGCGAGGTTCTTCCACGCCACCTCGGCGGGGCGGGCGGTCATGTAGTTCTTTTCGACGTGCTGCTCGAAATACTGCGCCCAAAGGTCGGCCACCGTGAGATCGAGCGCGCCGCCGGCAGCTTCCTGTTGGCCACCTAAGATCCATTCCGCGAGGAAAACCTGCGCTGCAGCCTCTTTCTTCGCGCCAGTGCTGACGCGGCGGCTTCGTCGTCCTTCTGACCAGTGGACGTACCAAGTTCCGTTGTCATGCTGTCGTAGGCTGTAGGTCGGCATTTGATACACCTTAGGTAAAGCTCAATGTCGTCTTCGCCGATCCGCGGCGGGCGCCCTGGCGTGTAGCCGAGCTTGCCGCGGTGGCGGAGACGTCGGACCGTGCCAACGGACACGTTGAGGATCTCGGCGGCCTCGGCCTCGCTAAGTTGTCTCGGCAGCGTCATGCGCTTCAATCAGCCCCATGATCTTGATCGCCAGCGACGTCGGCATAGCCCGATTGATGCGGAGCCAAGCCGTCTTGGGCTCGGCCGGCGAGACGCGAAATTCAAGCTCGGGGTTGTCGCGCTCGATCGCCGCCTCTTTGTAATTCGGCAGCAGCTCCTCGGCCTTCATGCCGAGCGCGGCGGCCAGCTTTTGCAGGCTGTCGGGGTTCGGCAGGCTGTCGCCGCGCAGATAGACCGAGATCGCGTTGCGCGTGAGCCCGGCCTGCCGCGCGAACTCCGCTTGGCGCCAGCCCCTGCGGCGCATCAACTGCAGCAGCCGGCGCGCGAACTCGTCCTTCGCAAGGTGCTTCGGGATCAGCTTCGGCATGGGCGCCTCGGCGGGGGATAGGTGTGTTCGGTACGACTTCGCCATCTTTGCCTCGCAATACGTATGGCATTCGATATGCCATCACCGTATGCCTCTTGTATTCCGGCGATAGCATACGAAACACGCTCGGTCAATCGCGTTCCACAAAGTTCCGACGATCAAATTTGCTCATCGAAAATTCGGATAAAAATCCTAGTGGACGCCAGGCGTGATCTAGGCATAATATACTTGACCGCTCCGAACGAGTGACATACAACGTAATACATTAGAAAATCAGAAACGGCCTCGAAGGCTGCGTTTTGCAGGTGATTGTAATGCCGACTGACCCGGACGATCTGCTAGAGCAACGCGAATTTTTTGCGATCGCGGCCGACTTGGCCGCGGCGAGACGGATCGACGACGGCGAGACGATCGAGCAGCTTATCGACGAGCTGGAAATCGTCAAGATGCACACCCGTAGCGCGCGGGTCAGAAGAGAGTGCGTGCGTTTGATCGACAGCGCTCAAGACGCTGTTGCGGTGCGGGCGTGATTTACATCGAATTGGCCGGGCCGCCCCGCGGGAAAGAGCGCGTCAAGCGCGGGGCCGACGGCCACGCCTACACGCCCGAGCGGACCGTGTCGTACGAAGGGCGCTTAGCGTACGCTGCGCAGCTGACAATGAACGGGCGGCCGCCGCTCGACGGTCCCGTGCGCCTCGAAATCGAACTGTTCATACCTGTGCCTGCGTCGAAGTCCAAGGCGTGGCGGAAAGCCGCACTCGCCGGCGAGATCCGGCCCTGCGTGAAGCCTGATTGGGACAACAACGGCAAGCTGACCGACGCGCTCAACCTGATCGTTTGGGTTGATGACAAGCAGGTAGTGTCCGGGCATGTCGAGAAGTGGTACAGCGACCGCCCGCGAACTGAAATTCGCGTCTTCCGTGTCGTCGGCCGCTCCGCGGCCCGCGGCGAAGTTGTTAGTTCAGATGGAGTGTTCGCATGAGCAGAAAGCCGGTCCGCGTAGAAATCTTGGAAGAGGGCGCCCGCATCACCGGCGTTGGCCGGGAGGCGAGCTACGGGCCGCCGAACGCGAACCTGACGTGCGCGGGTGAATTGAAGGCTGTCTTCCGGAAGCACCTGCGCCGCAAATTGACGCCCGCCGAGCAGGAAGCGCTCGACATGGTGCTGACCAAGCTCGGCCGCGTGGCGACGTCGCCGGCGCCGGTGCGTGACACCTACGTTGACGGCGCCGCCTATTTTGCGATCGCGGGTGAAATGGCTTTAGATTTGTCTTGACTGTAATCAATCGAAGCATACAACAACATACCAGCAAGACAGAATGACAGTTTTCCTCAGGCCTGCATGATCCCTTTACCCACTCAGCACAGTGGCAGTTTGTTCCTGGCAAGGAATAAAAACGCGCTACTGGCCGACGAGCCCCGCGTCGGGAAAACCGGCGCCGCGATCATGGGCGCCGATCTCAACATCGAGAGAGACATACTTGTTATTACCACCGCCTCGGGGCGCCCGGTTTGGAACCGGGCATTCGGGGCATGGTCAGACTTCGGCCGTTCCGTTCGTATCTTGAGCGAACCGCCGAGCCACTCCATGAAACTCGCCGGCGCTACAATCGTCGGCTGGGGGCAGATCGCCGAGCCGACGATGCGCGCCGCGCTTCTGGCGCGGCGCTTCGACCGCGCCATTCTCGACGAAGCGCACGCCGCCAAGAATTTCCAGACCAAGCGCACGCAGGCGGTTTTCGGCACGTTGCGCGACGACGGGGCCGTGCTCGACACAACCGCCTCGATCGCCGCGAGAGCGGCGGGGACCTGGCTCCTCACCGGGACGCCGCTGCCGCACGACCCGAGCGACATCTATCCGGCGCTTCGCGCTCTCGCGCCCGAGAGGCTGGCCGCAGATCAGGCGCGCGGCTGGCCGGACGTCACGCGCTACAGCGCGTTCGAGAGCCGCTACTGCGTCGTGCGGATGAAGAAGACTTCGCGCTTCCGGCGTATCCCGGTGATCGTCGGCGGCCGCAACACCGAGGAGCTGAACGCCCGGCTGCAGGGCTTCATGTTGAAGCGCACGCAGAAGGAAGTCGGCATCCGCGAGCCGCGGTACGAGCTGCTGCCGCTGCAAGTCAGCGCCGCGATGCGGCGCCAGGCCGAGGGCGACGTCGATCGCGAAGCGATCTTGAAGGCGATCGACGAAGGCAAAACCCGCGACCTCGAAATGCACCTCGGCGCGCTCCGCCGCAATACGGGCGTGCTCAAAGCTCGGGCCGTGGTCGACGCGGTGAAGGACGAGTTCGAAGGCGGGCTCGACAAGATCGTGCTGATGTATTGGCACAAAGAGGTTGGCGACGCGCTCGCGCTCGGGCTGGAGAAGTTCGGCGTACTACGCCTCGACGGGGCGACGTCGCCCGCACAACGCGGGCCGCTTGAGCAGGCCTTTCTCCACGACAACTCGAAACGCGTATTCCTCGGCCAGATCGTGGCCGCAGGGGAAGCGATCGACCTCAGCTCCGCTGCAGTGCTCTGGTTTGTCGAACAGTCCTTCACCCCGAAGGACATGAAGCAAGCTGCGCTGCGCATCACAAATCACAATCAGACGCGCCAAGTCCTCGTCCGCGTTTGTGTGATCGAAGAGTCTATCGACGAGGCAATTCAAGCCAGCCTCATGAGGCTGTGGACCGCAATCAGAGAGGTTTTAGGATGACCGTTATTGTCAACTTCACCACCGACACGGTGGCCGAGCTGCACTTGGAAATGCAAGCGCTGCTCGCTGGCACCTTCGCCAATCGCGCCAGCGCTGCGGCGCAGACCGCGCCTGGCGCCGGCGCGGCGAACGCCACGCCCGAGACGGACAAGTCCGCGCGCGGGCGCCGCGCGACCAGAGCGACCGCCGAAACCGGCCAGGCGATTTCGACCGGCGAGGAGCGCACGGACGCGGTCGCGCAGGACGCCGCCGACGAAGCCGCCGACACCGCGAAGGAGAAGGCGGCCGAGCCGGCGAAGCTGACGCACGACGACGTCAAGAAAATGATGAGCGGCTACGCGCAGGCCTACGGCATGGACGCCGCCCAAGCCGACGGCGCCGCGTTCATCGGCGCCAAGATGATCAGCGCCCTCCCGGAAGATCAGACCGCGCTCGCCAAGGCGGTGATCGGCGTCGCTGTGGGGTTCGAGAAGAACTCGAACAAGCGCGAAATGACCGGCGAGATTTCGCCCGAGAAGATGGCCGAAATGAAGGCCATCGTTCAGATCGCCCGCGCCGTCACCGGCAAGTAACACTGCAAAGGACCGTAGCAAATGACGAAGTCGGCCGATCACGGAGCACGCGACCACGCTACGTGGTCGGCCAGCTCGACCGCACGAAATTGGAACTGCTCGGGCGCCATCGCGCTCAACAGCCGAATGACCTTGCCGGAGCGCGAGAGCGAAGCGTCGGCGTGGGGTACCGCTTGCCACCAGCTCAGCGAGAAGTGCTTTTTCAGCAACCGCGACGCTGACGAATTTATCGGCACGTTCGAGCGCACCAAAGAGCGCACGGTCGAAGTCGACGAGGAAATGGCCGAGACGGCGCAGGTGTATGTCGACTACGTCCGCAAGCGGATCGCCGACTACAACGCCGAGCACCCCGAGGCGCCGGCCGTTGTCGTTTACGAGCAGCACTTTTCCCTGAACGCGCTCAACACGCCGTTCGACGCCGGCGGCACCGGCGACACCGTGATCTATTTCCCGGCTCGGCAGCTCTTGGAAGTTGTCGACCTGAAAGCCGGCCGCGGCGTCGTCGAGGCGGCCGACAACAAGCAGCTCCGCACCTACGGGCTCGGCGCCATGCTGGCAAACCCCGGCCGTGCGATCGAGAATGTTCAGGTGACGATCGTTCAACCGCGGGCGCCGCACAAGAAAGGTCGGACCCGCGACGACAGTTTCCACGTCGGCGACCTGATCGATTGGACGACCGAACTGCTCGACCGCATGGCGCTGTCGAAACTGGCGCTCGACGAAATGACAACGATGCCGTTCGCCGCCTGGTGGGCGAAGTGGTTGACCCCGGGCAACTGCAAATTCTGCCCGTCAGAGGGAAGCTGCCCGAAGCTCAAGCAAGAGGCGCTCGACGCGGCCCGAGTATGGTTCGACGACCTCGACCAGCCGCGGATCAGCAACACGCCGGAAGATGATACGCCCGAGGCGCTGGCGCGGGATCTCGACGTGCTCGACATGATCCAAGACTGGTGCAATGCGCGCCGCGCTCGCGCTCACCAGCTCGCCGAGAGCGGCGTCGAGATCCCGAACTACATCGTTGTGCCGAAGGAAGGCCGCGAGGTGTTCATCGACGGCGTCGACGCTGACGTGCGCTACGCCTGCAGCGCCGCGGGCTTGAAACCCGAGCAGTATCTGAACCCGGCGAAGTTGAGGACGCCGAAACAGATCCAGAAGGAACTCGGCAAGAAATTTGAGAGCTTGGTGGCTGGTCTATCGACCACGCCCGCTAAGGGCACGAACCTTGTTCGCGCCGACAAGACGACGCGGGAGGCCATCCGGCCTGCCGTGGATCGCTTTTTTGAAGAATTGAAGGACTGACAGCATGGGATCGAGATCGGAAGATTTTAAGACTGGACTGGTGCGCGCGGCGTTCGTCAACGGCCTGTTCGAGCTGCAGGAGGACGAGTGGGGCAACAAGAACTGGACGTGTTCGCTGCTGATCCCGAAGACGGAAAGCCTGGCGCCCTACGAAAAGGCGGCCGTCGAAGCCGCGAAGGCGGAGTGGGGCGACAAGGCGCTGCAGATGATCAAGGATAAGATCATCCACAGCCCGTTCCTCGACGGCGACGGCCCGCAAGGCAAGTCGAAGAAGACGGGCGAACCGCACGCCGGCTTCCCGGGTCACAACTTCATTCGCGTCAAGTCGGGGGCTGACTATCGGCCCGCGCTGGTCGACCGGCAGAAGGTGCTGATCACCGACAAGTCGAAGCTGTGGAGCGGCTGCTACGGCTACGGCGTGCTGCACTGCTTCACTTGGGACAACCCGAAGAAGGGCAAGGGCCTGACGTTCGGGATCTCCATGTTCCAATCGGCGGAGCGCGGCGACCGTCTCGGCGGCGGGGGCGGGGTCGACGTCGACAAATGGGCCGAGACCATTCCGGACGAGGGCGACGCGCCGGACAGCACGAAGGCCGGCGCCGGCGCCGGCGGCCTGTTCGGCTAGAGTGTATCAAATAACGCACGACACCGGCGGGCAATACCGCCCGCCGGCGCCACACCGCACCACCGGAGAACGTCAAGATGGCAAAAGCAGAGAACCCGCGCGCCGTGGCGGGAGACAACAGCGGCCCGGAACAAGTCGCGACGAAATTCGCCAAGGATCAGCTCAAGGCGATCATCGAACGGATCGAGCGGCTTGAAGATGAAAAGTCGACGATCGGCGAAGATATCAAGGACGTGTACGCCGAAGCGAAAGGCAACGGCTACGACGTCAAGGCGTTGCGCGCGATCGTCCGGATACGCGCTGCCGACCAGAACAAGCTCGCCGAAGAACAGGCGATCCTCGAAACCTACTGCCACGCGCTCGGCATGGGGGTGTTCGGATGAGCGCGGACAGCATCGTAGCGCGGCTCGACGAGCTGGCCGCCACCGGCGCCCTGCATGGCTTCACGCTCTGGAAATGCACGGATCATTACCAGGCCAATATGCAGACCGGCGCAAAGAACAGCTGGCGGGTGCAGCGCGGCACGACGCCGAGCGAAGCAATTCGGAAAGTCCTCGATATGGACTACGTCGAAGCGATCGACGAGGCCTCGGGTGTGCCGCCGGCGGCGCGCATGGCGCGCAGCGAGACGGACTACGCCGACGCGGCGATCGCCGACGCGATGGCCGAGGACGATCGCAATTTCGAGCTTGATCAGCCATTCGAAAGCGCCCTCCCGGACGACGGGGGCATTTTCGGGTGATTGACTTCCTCGACCCGAATACCTGGCCGGCTCCGCCGGAGACGGGCAGGATCTGGCTAAATGTCGACGAGGGCATTTATGCCGTCGTCGACATGATCGACTACGCGTGGGCGCTGCAGTGGGCCTGGTCGGTGACGTTCGACAAGCACGGGCGCAAGGCCTATGCGACGCGCTCGACCAGGCTCAGCGGCCGCGCGGGACCTCAGACGAGGCTGTTTCTGCACAAAGAAATTCTGCATCGCGCTCACGTAATCCAGCCGAGCCCGCGCCACACGATCGGCGATCACCGAGACGGCGAAAGTTTGAACTGCCGGCGCGAAAACCTGCGCTGGGCGACGGCGGCGGAGAACCGGGCGAATTACTACGGCGCCGCTGCGGCGGTGCAAGAGGCGATGCTGTGACCGGCCGCAGCGCCCGCAACCGCGTCGATCTCGCCCGCGGTCTCCCTTGCATTTACTGCAGCGCGCCGATGACCGGGTTTAAGTGCCAGCCGCTGGCGCCGACCCGCGACCATATCGTGCCGCGCCGGTTGAAAGGCCGCCGCGTCGTCATGTGCTGTTACCGCTGCAACCACGACAAAGGGGCGCTGCTACTGCACAGTTGGCATAAGCGGCTCGTGAAGTGCCGCGACCCGCGCGCGGCCGTCGTTGCCGCTCTCCTCGACGGCTTCGCGAGCGGCACGCTACGGCTCGCACCGGGCACTGTGGCCACGCTCGGCGTCGAGCCGGGGATCTTCGCATGAACGCGCCGATCGGCCACAACGGCGGCCCGCCACTGCCACAGCTCGAAATCGATTTCGAAACGCGCAGCGACGTCAATATCAAGACGGCGGGCGCGTATCTATACATGGCGTCGCCGCACACAAAGGCGCTGCTCGCCAGCTACAAGATCAACGGTGGCCCGCGCCGGCGCTGGCGCTACACCGATCCGTGCCCGGCCGATATCGCCGCGCATGTCCGCGCCGGCGGGCTGATCCTGGCGCACAACGCCAGCTTCGAACGGCTGCTGTGGCAGATGGTCCTGGCGCCGCGCTGCGGCTGGCCCGAGGTGAGCAACGAGCAGTTCGTTTGCACCGCGGCGACGGCCGCCGCCATGAGCCTGCCGCGCGATCTCGACGGGCTCGGCGCCGCGCTCGATCTGCCCGTGAAAAAGAACAAATCCGGCTCGGCGCTGATCCGGTTTTTCTCCGTGCCGCGACGGCCCAAAAAGGGCGAACCGCCGGGGCTGTATTTCAACGAGCCCGAGGACTACCCGGACAAATTCGAGGAGTTTCACGACTACTGCGACGACGACGTGGAAGCCGAGGCGGGCGCCGCGGCGCGCATGGTGCCGCTGTCAGCCGCCGAACAAGAAATCTATCAGATCGACCAGCGCATCAACGATCGCGGTCTGCGGATCGATGTTCGTTCGGCTCGCGCCGCGCTGCTGATCGCCGAGCGCGCGAAGGCGCTGCTTGATCTGGAAATGCACGCGGCGACCGGCGGCAAGGTTACGGCCTGTTCGCAGGTGACGAAAATCCGTGATTGGGTGACGGGGCAGGGCGTCCCGATCCCGAGCACGGCGAAGGCCGAAATTGAGGAGCTGCTAGAGGCCGAAGATTTGCCGGCTCACGTCCGCCGCGTGCTCGAACTGCGCCAGACCGCGGCCAAAAGCAGCGTCTCCAAACTGAAAGCCTTCCTGGCGCGCGCCGGCGCAGGCGGCCGCGTCCGAGGCGCGTTCTTGTACCACGCCGCTGGCCCCGGCCGCTGGTCCTCAATCGGCGCGCAGATGCACAACCTGCCACGGCCGCGCAAGGTTTACGGCGACCTCGTCGAAAAGCACGCGCTGAACCTTGAAGCACTGTTCGAGGCGTTCAGCTTCGCCGATCCGACCTACCTGCGCTTCTGCTACGGCGACGAGCTGGGCAAGCCGCTGCACCTGATCGCCGACGCTCTGCGCTCGTTCATTTGGGCGGCGCCTGGCCACGAGCTGATCGCCGCGGACTATTCGGGGATCGAGGGCGCGGTCGCGGCGTGGTTTGCGAATGAGGATTGGAAGGTTCAGGCGATGTTCGACCTGATCGCCGACCCGAACCTGCCCGACCTGTACCGCCGCGCCGCCGCCGGCATTTTCGACACCACGACGGAGCTGCTGAACAAAAAGGACCCGCGGCGCCAGGTTGGCAAGGTGTCCGAGCTGTCGCTGCAATACCAGGGCGGCGTCGGCGCTTTCCGATCGATGGCGCGGAACTACAGCCTAAAGATCGAGCCCGTCTATGACCCGGTTTGGTCCGCCGCGAGCGACGAGCGCAGGGCGGCCGCTGAGCGGCGATACGAGCAGTGCTTGAAGCGCGGCGAGGCGACGACACTGCAGCTCTCACGCAAGGCCTGGCTGGCCGCTGAGCTGGTCAAGATCGGCTGGCGCGCGACGCACCCGGCGATCACCGGGGCATGGCCGGCGCTGCAGGACGGCATTCGAGAGGCGATCGAGAACCCGGGCGCCAAGGTTCAGGTGATGAAATGCACCTATCTGGTCGCGCGCAGCTTCCTGTGGTGCCGCCTGCCGTCCGGCCGCTGCCTGGCCTACGGCAAGCCGCGGCTGTCGGAACAGGTGTGGGCGAAACGCAAAGGCGAGGACACCGCCGAGGTGATGCTGCGGACCACCGCAGAGCATCTTGAACGCGCGGGCCTGGCGAAGATCGAGAGCAAGGCGAAGCCGTCCGCGACGGCGCTCGGCGTCGATAGCGTGACGCGGAAATACGTGCGCTTCGCGCTGTATGGCGGGCTCGCGTTCGAGAACATCGTACAGGCGATCGCGCGCGATTTGCTGGCGGAAGGGATCAAGCTCGCCGAGGCGAACAACTACCCGATCGTCGGCCACGTCCACGACGAACTGATCGCCGAGCTGCCGCGCGGGCAGGCCGATCTCCGTTTCTTCACCGACCTGATTTGCCAGCTTCCGGCGTGGGCGGAGGGCCTACCGCTCACCGCGAGCGGCTTTATCGGCAAACGCTACCGCAAGGACTGAGATCGTCACTTGACAATGGCATACGAGTGACATACAAACGTACATGCCTCAACTAGGGAGCTTCTACTTTGGGCGCGAGAAAGAAGGCGGCTGTCCCGCCGACCAAAACCCGGACCTCAATCTGGCTGGCTAACGACCTGCGCGCGAAGCTCGACCGCCGCTGCGCAGTCGACAACAGCTCGCTCGCGCGCACGATCGACCAGCTGCTGCGCGAAGCGCTCGGAAGGCAACCCAAGAAAGCAAACGCCGATGCGTCGATCTTTGGATGACCTGCGCGCGGCGCGGCCCGAGCTGGGCCTGGCGCTGTACGCCTACACGCCCGGCGGGCACCTGACGTTGGAAATCCTGCACGGCGGCGAGACGTTCGTGTTTACCGGCGCCACCGAGCACGACGCGATCGAAGCGGCTTTCCCGTCACCGCCGGAAGCCGAGCAACCTTCACCGCCCCCCGCTGCGAGCAGCATATTCGACTGAAAGGACACCCACCGTCATGGCGCGCGACACTTTTTCACCCGAGAACGGCTACGACAAACATCTGTTGAACGCCGGCATAACTAACCTCGGCCATAGCTGGTCAATCCTTGCCGGCTACGACGAGCGCGGCTACGCGATCCGGCTGCAGAAAAACCGCGATGAGCGCGAGCCGATGGTTCGTGCCGGCTGTCAGTATATGACGCTCAAAGAAGCCCGAAGGCATTGGGTTTCGGCGGGGCGCAACTACGCGCCCAGCGTCCGGCGTACATCCGCGCAGGTTCTGGCGCTGATCGGGATCGCCGTTGCGACGGCAAAGGCCAAAGGCTGGATCAAGAGCAGCGTGCGGTTCAACACCACGCCGCGTAAAATCTCCCGGTGACGCCGTGCTCACCAACACCGAAATCCTTTTGCTGATGCAGCTGAGAAGCCGCGTCCGTGCGCACGCCCGCGACGACGCGAACCTGACGCTCGACGCGGTAACCGCCGAGTTCGAACGGCGGATCGAACTGAACCGGATTGAGGCCACACCGTCATGCTCGCCCGCCCCGAACGCGCCAGCGTTATTGAAGTAATCAGCGCGGCGCGCGCCTTGATGCCAATGCGCAAGCGCGGCCACAACGCCGAACTGTACCGCGCTCTGGTGCTGGCGATGCAGGCTTCCGAGCTTTGCCTGGCCGACGCCGAGCAGGATCTGGCGCTCGGCCGGCTGATCGCCGAGCTGCCGCGAGGCGGCAAGAACCGGCAGTATGTCGAGCGCGGCAGCGACGCCTATCAGCGCGTGTGCCGCTACGTGTTCTTCGGCGAGGAGCACACGGCGAACATTCACCGCTACGCCACGGCGCTGCGCGAAGCCCACGGCGCTGGCGTCTTCTCGCGCGACCTGATGGCACACCTGCGCAAGGGCGGCGTCAACCAGTTCTATCTGAAACGGCCGCTGCGCAACCCCGTGATCTCGACGCGATGTATTCGCCTCGACCGCGCCATCGTGCACAATAAGGCCGAGGCGTTCACGCTGACGCTGCGGCGCAACGACGACAACAGTTACGAAGTCGTGAGCTTCGAACCCGCCCCGCAACCGGAGAACTGACCTATGCCGCTCGCTACACAAGTCGCCGATCTTGAACAGGACCACGAAGCCGCCAAGGCTGAACTGACCTCGCTGCGCGCGACCATCGACGCCTTGAGGGGCGACAACGAACTGCTGCGCAGCGAGAACACGGCGCTTATGGCGAAGAACGCCGAGCTGCTGGCGTTCGCGACCAACTCGCGCGAGATGTGCGAAGCCGTCGCCACGAAGGCGCTCGACATGCTGCGCGCGACGCGCCAGGACGTATTCACCACGATGGTCTCGGCGGTCACCAGAAAGATGATCGCCGACCTGCCGCAGGGCGCCGTTCAGACCGCCGAAGGCTGGATACCGAGCACGACGCCAGAGCGTATCACCCTGGCGACCGGCGACGTGTTGAAACCTGACGAGATCGAGGCCGACCACCTGCCGCTGCCGTCATTCCTCGGCACGAGGGCGGCGTGAGCGCCTGCTGCCCGCTCTGCGGCGGCGAGATTACGGGGCGATGGCCGGCTTACGATCTCAACACGAACACGATCGCGCTCCGGCGAGGGTTGGTACGCGCCAAGCCGAAGTGCATCGAACTGTACTCGCTGCTCGTCGCGGCCTACCCGAAGTCGCTCCCCGCGAAGGCCGCGATGCTCGGCCTGTACGGCGCGACGGCGGTGCCGAAATCGGGCGACAAGGCTGTAGGCGTTCACGTCTGGCACCTGCGCAAGCTGCTCGAACCCGACGACATCACGATCGACGTCGCGCGCGGCGGCTACGTGCTGCTGCCGCCAGGGGCCACGCCGGAACACCGATCCGTTCAAAAGCGTCGAGGGGCGACATGACCACACTGCACAACCTCTACATCGCGGCGCTCAGCGGCGGGGCGTCGATCGCGGTCCTGCTGTTCGTGCTGAACATTCACAAGCCGGCCGCTTTCGCGTACGCCGCGGTCGGCGTCGCCGGCCTGGTGCTGCTCGCATTCTCGGGCTGAGTGTATCTTTCAGCTTGATACGACGACGTGCGGAGGACTAGGTTCGTCGCCTGAAACGGAAAACGGCGGCCCGATCGCTCGGCCCGCCGTTCCCCACACCACCGCAATCCCCACCGTCAAGAGAGGACAGCGCTATGGATAGCGTATTGAATGAAGGAACGCAACAGAATACGGAATGCAGGACGTGCCGCGGTACGGGGTTCCCCGGCTATTCGGATGATGCTTGCCCGGACTGCCACGGGACCGGCACGAGCCAGGGGCTGACCGAGCGCGCGGCGCTTGAGGCCGAGCTGGCCGAGCTGAAAGCCGCCGACGCGGTCACGCCACCCTGGGCCGATACCGTCGGCACGCGCGCTGCGCGCGGCGAGCGCATCCGAGCGATTGTGGCAAAGCTGCGCGTGCTCGGCGCGGCCAAGATCGGCGACATGCGTTCATCGGGCGCGGCTGAGCACCCCGGCGAGGCCGAGACTCTGCGCGACACCTATCTGGCGTCGCCGGCTGAACCACCGCCCGCACCGAAAGTGCCGGCTCTCGCGGATCTGGCGGCAAAGTTCAACGAGGTTGCCACCGCGCTCGAAACTGCCGAGACGCTGCCGCGCCCGGTCGATCTCTACTACCCGATCAAGCACGATTTCGGATGGCAATACCGTGTCGCCGGATTGACCGTGTCGGACCTTCGCATGGTGGCTAACGCGCTGGCGGTCAAGACGGTCGCGCTGAACCGTTTGTGGACGCTGCTCGGCGTCACCTCGCAGACTGCGGCCGTAAAGAAACTGCGCGATCTGTTAAAGGCGAAAGCGTCCCTTGGAGAAGTCGAGCAGCGCGCCACAACGAAGTTTAACTCGGAACCGGCGACGGCGCCGGGTCAGCGCTTCGCACATGACGCCTGCTACTATCGACAGCGCGCCGAAATGTTCGAGAAGGCGTTGCGGATCTCCCACGAGCAGACGGAGCGCCTGTACGCGCTGCTCGACGCGGCGACGCGCTGATGACCGGCAAGCCGACGATCATTCACGCCGAGCCGTTTACCAAGGCCGAGCTTGACGAGTTCGAGGCTCTGATCTTCACCTCGAACCTCGACGATCACGCCGCGCGGCTGCGCGCCCGCGCGGATCTCGCCGATTTTCTGAACGAGCACGGCAGCGGCAAATGCGATCTCATGACCGCGGTGCTGTCGAAGAAGCACGAACAACCGCAGGAGCACTAAGCATGAAGTACCACGTTTATGGAAAAGTGGTCGCGACGAAATACCTCGGCGCGTTCGAAGCTGACAACGCCGAGGCCGCCGAGGAACTGGCGATGGCGGAGAACGGCGGGGTTTCGGTGTGCCACCAGTGCGCGCGCGAAGTCGGAGACCCCGAGATTGAAAGCTGCATTGCCGAGCTGGACGACACGCACGCCCCGGAGGCGGCGCCCCGTGCGTGATATTGACCGCCGCGTTCTCGGGCATATCGAGAACAACTACGTGATCCGCAAATTCCCCGGCACGACTAGACGGCTTGAGGCGCAGGGCCTGATCGAGCGCACCGGACCGCTGGGCGCTGACGGATGCCGGACGCGAAGCACTCAACCACGCGAAAGCCGTTGAGGCGAGGGGGACAACATGAGCTATGCGACCGAGCAAGGCGTTCTGAACATGCAATGGAGCGCCGCGTCTGAGGCCTGCGCCGCCGAGGCTGCGCGCCAGGCGCCGCACGTTCTGATGCGCCCAGCGCTGTTCTCCGACGGCGATATGTGGTGCGCGCTGTACGGCGAGAGCCTGCAGGAAGGTGTCGCCGGGTTCGGCCCAACGCCGGCTGCTGCGATGGAGAATTTCGACTTCGCTTGGCGCAACGCGAAGGCGGACCCGTCGAGGGGGAGCAAATGAGCCAGCCGATTTACACACCGGACGAGCTGCTGGTATTCGACGAGCTGACCGCGCTTCAATCGTCGCAAAACCAAATGACACGCATTGCTGCCCGCATGGCCGTTAAGAAGTTCGTCGAAGAACACGGCAAAGAGAAGTGCGACGCGATGTTCGCAGAGCTGCAGAAGCGCGATAGACAGTGACACAGCCGCAGACCTTCGCCGATTTCGCCGCGCTCGGCTACACGCGCCTCGTTCCGATCATCCCGCCCGATGCGGCGATCTCCGAAGGGTCCTCGCTATTTAAGCGTGTCGGCACCAAACAGGACAGCCGCGGCAAAGCAGTCGGCGTCCGCGGTGCGAACGGCTGGTACGGCTACGACTGGCTCAGCCAGCCCGAGCCCGACGCGCGCGATCTCGGCCGCTGGCAAAACATGGGCGCCGGCGTCGGCATCATGACCGGCGGCCCGCTCGACATCGTGGCGGTCGACGCCGACACGCTCGACCAGGCCTGCGCCGGCAAGATCATGATCGCCAGCATGACGCATTTCGGCGCCACGCCGGTCCGGATCGGCCGCGCGCCGAAGGCGCTCTATCTGATACGCGTCACAGAGCCAGTGCTGTATTGCCGCGTCGAGTTCGGCCCGGTCAACGACGAAGGCCGCCGCGTCGACCGCGTCGAGTGCCTGTCGACCGGCCGCCAATTCGTCGCGCGCGGCGTTCACCCGGTCACGCTGCAGCCCTACGTTTGGACGACGCCGCTCTGCCACGTCGACCAGCTTCCGATCGTCACGCCGCAGCAGCTGGCGGCGTTCATGGCCGAGCTGCGCCAGATCCTGCCGAACACCGCGCCGATCGTCACCGAAGGCGCAACAACGGACATCGCGCAGGCGTCACTGCGCGGCGACCTCGAAAAGGTCCGGGCCGCGGTAGCCGCCACGCCTAACAGCTCGGCGGCGTTCGGTTCGCGCGAGGCCTACCGCGATTTCGGCTACGCGATCAAGGCCGCGCTCCCCGACAACGAGCCCGAGGCGTTCGACATCTTCGCCAGCTGGTGCGAGCGGTGGCAGGACGGCGAGAACGACCCCGACATCGTGGCGGCCGACTGGCGCCGCATGAAGCCGCCGTTCAGGCGCGGCGCGTCCTGGCTGTACGAGCTGGCCGAGGAGACGAGCGGTGGGAAGTTCAAGCGCGCCGACGCGTTCTTCGACGTGCTGCCCGACGAGCCGGAAGGACTGTTCCCGAAGGACGCGCCGCCGGCGCCCGAGCCCGTCACGATCAAATGGGTTCAGCCGAACGAGTGGGAAGGCACAACGCCGCCCGTCCGGCGATGGAAGATCGCCAACATGGTCCCCGATGGCGAGGTGACGCTGTTGACCGGCCAGGGCGGCGTCGGCAAGACGCTGCTCGCGCAACAGGCCATGACGTGCGTTGCGCTCGGCAGACCGTTCCTCGGCCGCCGGACGACGCAGTCCCGGGTCATGATGTTCCTGTGTGAGGACAGCGAGGACGAGCTGAACCTGCGCCAGCGGGATATCAACAAGGCGCTCGGCGTGACGATGGCCGACGTCAACGACGTCCTGCGCATCGCTTCGCGCAAATACATGGACAACCTGTTGTGCTCGTGGGATCGCGCCACCGGCGTCATGAAACGCTCGGCGCTTTGGCAGCAGCTTCGCGACGACGCCGCAGCGTGGGGCGCAACCGTCGTCGTGGTCGACACGATCGCCGACACGTTCGCCGGCAGTGAAATCGACCGCTCGCAAGTCCGGCAGTTCGTGCAGGCCTGTCTCGGCAAGCTGGCGCAGGACATCGGCGGCGCCGTGCTCGCGCTCGGCCACCCGTCGAAAGCGGGCCAGGCGGTCGGCGGCGACGGCACGTCCGGGTCCACGGCCTGGCACGCGTCGGTCCGTTCGCGGCTGTACCTGCAGCACGCCACCAAGGACGGCACAGGGCCGTTCCGCAGGCTCGAAAACCGCAAAGCGAACTACGGCGCCGCGGGCGACGCGTTCATGCTGCGGTGGCACGCCGGCGCGTTTGAAATGGTGTCCGGCAAGACGCTCGGCACCGACGATTTCGACGTGATCGAGGACGACGCGGAGGGTGGTGCTCAAAGCCAGGCTTCGGCCAAGGGTGGGGCTGGTTTTGCTGGCGCTGGTGGTGGTGCTGGACCGCGCGACATGGCGGACGTGATCGACGACGCTCTGCTGGCGGCCGTGGTCGAGGCTGGGAGCGAGGCGGAGCCGGTGGCGCTGTCGTCGGCGCCCAACTCCCGGAGCTTCGCCCCGCGGGTCCTGCGGAAGCGCTCTGACGTCTTGGGGCTGTACCCGATCGACGACGTCGAGGCGGGGTGGTCTCGTCTCGTCAAGGCGGGGCGGGTGAGGGTGGCCACCGTCGGCAAAAAGGCTAATCGTATGCCATTGCTATCATACGTAATGCAGACGGACGAAGGGGTGTTCGCGTGATGCTCCGGGCCTCTGCTCTCGTGCTTTTGTATGCCTGCTCTCGTGTGCATCGAGTGAAAAACGTATGCCTGCTCTCGTGTGCATCGGGTGCCGAAAAAGCGCAAGAGCGTCAAGCGCTTAGCGCTGCTCTCGTGTGCTGCTCTCGTGTTGCTGCTCTGCTGTTAGTTAGTTTGCTCTCGTGTGCATCGAGTGGCGAAATTCATCAACAATTTCAGTGCTCCAACTTGCTCTCGTGTGCATCGAGTAAGACCCTCCCCCTAAAGGGGGAGGTGCCTACGGCGCACCTCCCCACGGGGGCCCAGGGGCGACGATGACATACAAATCCGAAAGGCCGATTTATAAAAGTTCGCCACGCCTTTTGAAAAATCCAGCGGAAGCGGCCGACGCGAAGGCGCGCACGGCAGGCGCGGCGGGTCGAGCGCCGCGGGCGGGAACCGGAACCGATCGCGGCGCGGGCTGTCAGCAAGGCCCGGAGTATCGAACCGCTGTGATCGTCCAATCGCTCGACGTCGAGCCGGGCCCGGTTGGCGCCGCGTCGAGCCAGAGTTGGCAAGCGCCGTTGACCACGATGAACACCTTGCCGCCGCGGACGGGCAAGGCGTCGGACGGCAACACGCCGCTGTCTCGGATGAAGCGTTCCATCGTCCGCCCGACAAGCCGGTTTAGCTTCGCGTCGACGTCTTCGGCGGTTCGGGCGGCGCCAGGAGCGGCCAGCGCCGCGGCTAGGGCGATCGCTGGTGCGATAAATCGGGGTGCGACGTGCATCGGGGCGTCCGGACATGCTATGGGCCGCTCCCTGGTCACGGGAGCGGCCCATAGCATACGCGGCGGAATGTATGCCGTCTATCTCGGTGGCGGCAGGGGCGGGCGGTTGTCTCTGATCAGAGCCCGAGCTACCGCGCCGCAGAACCAACCGAAGATCCGGGCAGGCGCTGTCAGCATCACCAGCGCCAGGCCGAGCAGCACAAGCCAGGCGATCATGTCGGGCAGTCCAGTAGAAGCCGAAGGTGCAATTCGGTATCGCGTTCGGGCATCGGGTAGGAGCGCAGTGCCTTTGCGCGGCCTTCCTGCGGGTAGAACCGCAGAACGCGCAGCGGGTAACCTGGCATGTCTTCGACGATCGCCAGCACGGCGCCAAGCGCTGCGCTGTGGAAGCCGACGGACAGCGCGCCGCGGTAGAATGCGCGCAGCGTCTCGGGTGTGATCTGCGACGCGGTCATTGCGGCGCCCCGATCCGAACGTGTTTCCAGCAGAACGAAATCACACGGTCGAGCTGTTCCGGGCTCCCCGAAACCATGCGGGCGAGCTTGGCGCGGTTGCCGGGGCTTGCGGCGTTGTAGCACGCGAGCACGGCGCTAGCGGTCAGCGCGTCGATTAGCACGCGCCGCTTGTTTGAGCCGTAGCGGAAATAAACTGGCGCGTCATGAAACGCGCCGATCGACGGTTCACGGGTGCCGGTCATGACGCGTAGCCTTCGGGGTTGCACACCAAACCGCCGCGGCTATCGAAAATGGGCTCCCGTTCGCACTGAGCGAACCAGTTATCCAAAACGGGGATAGCCGCATGGTGTCGGTGGTCGCGGCCGCAATCAGCGCACCATTCGTACTCGAATAGCTCCCGCAGCCAGGATTGCGGGGGTTCTAATCTGTCGGGTTGCTGGGCGTCGTTGGTCATCGGAAAAACCTCGCGTTCGGAAATTCGTTGCGAATATGCGCTTTGGCCGCTACGCGATCGGCGGCGCGAAAATATCGGTCGTGCGTGCCGTCTTCGCTGCAGGCCCAATAGAGCGGCGATCCAACACCCCAATAGGCGCCGGCGCTGTCGTAACCGCCGCGGTTCAAATACACGCGGCACAGAAAGAAGCGGATCAGATCGGCCCGCGCTTCGCCGCGGTCGCTGCGGCCAAGCGCGGCGCCTCTTCTCGGATCGCCCATCCATCCTGTCTCGGGCAAGGTCGGTGCGGTCATGGTGATTTGTTCCCGTTGATGCTGTCGGCGAGTTGCTTGCGCGCTGTCGCCATCGTGATGCCGTGTCTTCGCGCGTAGCCGCGTAAAAGTCGTTCTGCTACTAAGTGGTCCAGCCAGGCCGCGACGGCCTCGCAATCTTTGTATTCCTCACCTTCGTTGCTCTGTAGCCAGAGAACGGCGACGTCGATTTGAGCCTCTGTAGGGTGTTTCATGGCGTTCGCTCCTACTGATTAGACTAGGCAGGCGAGGGCGAACACGCCGACAAAGGCAACTAACAACGTGTAGCGGTCAGGCATGGCGAATAGCCTCCGGGGTCCAAGCAGGATCGGTGTCAGCGCGTGACAGCATGGCTATTGCTTCGTCGCGCGTAGTTGCTACTTCGCCTCGTTGGCCGCTTCGGCAGATGATCCAGAAACCGCGAGGCGTTTGAAGCGCGTGGGCGACAGGGTTAGAACGGTCGAATTTTTGGTATGCGCACAACCGTTCGATAGCGGGCCCGGTGGGCGACGACAGGAAGTCACTGCGGATTTTGAGCGTCATGGCGCCGCACCTAAGCGCTGTAGCTGCGGAAGCAATCCGCGCTGCAGAACAGGCCGCGGTGTTGCATCTTGCGTCCGCCATCCGTCTCGGTGGTGTAACGGAACAGGCGGTTAGTTGCTGCCGTCTTGCCGCGGAAGTTGCCGCACCAATCACAGCAATAGGCCGGTGCGGGGACCGTCTCACGGCGCAATTCAGTTCTGGCGAAGGGGTCGCGGGAAAGCGTGTGCATGTGTGCCTCGTGTATTGGGTGATTTAATACAATGGCGCCGCGCATTGCTGCGCGGCGCCAAGTGATTAGGCTGCGATCGGAACGAGGTCGCGCACGCGCGGCATGAGAAGGTCGACGGCGAGCGCTTTCATTTGCGCGCCGCTCCCGAATTGCGACGAACTGAACTTCGCCTCGTCGGTGCCGCCGGTGCGGTCGTGGTCGACGTATCGCGTAATTGCGTTCAACGCAGCCCAGGCCGAATTAGCCGGGGCGCCTTCCTGCACAGACGTCCGATAGGCGCTAACCACCGCCTTGAACTGGTTCGCTTTGCGCGTCGAAATGTCGGCCTCCCGCGCGTCGAACGGGATATCGAGCACCTGCTTGAAGAAGTCGGAAACCTGCTCACGGCTCATTTCGACTTGCGCCATAGCGTCGCCCATCGCCTTGTAAGCGGCGAAGCCGTTCGCAATCTGCGCCAGCTCACGGCCGACCCGGCCCGCGTCGAATTTGGTCGAATGGCGCGTGCGAACAACGGCGTTTTTCTCCGCCAGGGCAACATTCAACGTGTTGTTGCAGACCACGCGCGTCATGGTGCCTTGGTTGATGGTCGAGCCGGTGCCGTCGTAGGTGGTCGTCATGAGAATGCGGGCAACGTGCTTATCGCCCGCGACGTCGAGCGGGTCGCGGTAAGTCGCGGTCGCCCAAATGATCTCACCGTTGCGGAGCGACCCGGCGACGTCGAGCGCGAAACGGTCGTCGACCGAAATATAGCGGTCGAACCATTCCAGCACTTCGGCGGGCTGCACCGGCTGGTAGCGGTCCGACACATAGCCGAGCGGCTGACCGTTGTCCGAGCGAACGAGGAAGTTGCGTTGCTCGACGGGGCGGAAGCGGTGGCCAGCGTCGATATGATCGAACTGCGCGCCTTCCAGCGCGGCGAGCGCGGGAACCTTGACGGCGGTCCAGTCCAAGCCAGCGGCGCGGGACCAGTCGGCAGTCGTCATGCCGGGCTGCATTTCCTGCCCGAGGCGGTGCCAAACATCCATCCGGGAGCCGAGAAAGGCGATATTGGCGCGGCCGTTTGTCATGTCGATATTGTGAGCCATAGTCGGGGTATCCTCATGTTCGACGGCGTGATTGCCGTATGCCGTTTGTATGTCATTTGTATTCTACTGTCAAGCGCAGAGAATGACAAAAGTTGCGGCGATTGTCCGGAACGGCTATGGTGCGATTTCTGGCGGAAAACAAAGGGTTGCAACCTTTTGACGGGTTTTAGCATAAGTGGCGAAGGCGGATGAAGCTCAAAAAAGGCGCGATTACACCGATGGAACGGGAGTTTGCGAAGCAAATGGCGCGAACCGGCGATAAGGTCTATTCGGCGACGCGCGCGGGCTACGCGTCGCCGGAAAAACGCGCCTCGCAGGCGCTGCAGCGGCCCGAGGTGCAAGAGGAGATCAGGCGCCAGGCGCAGCACCGCTTGCGCACCGAAGGCGCTGAAATCGGCGTCGGCGTGCTAATAGAGCTGGCGAGTGACAAACTGCAGAAGGGCTCAACGCGCGGCATGGCCGCGAAAGCGCTGGTTCAGCTGTCGGGCATCGCGGGCGGCAATGCGCTGTCGCCCGAGGACTTGGCGGAAATGCCGGCGGAGAAGGTCCGGGAGCTGCTCGCGGAGGCGGAGCGGCTGCTATCCGAGCGCATGGCCGCGGCGAAGGTGATTGACCACGAACCGGCGCCGATCGCCGCGCCAGGCGCCGGCATCTTCGATTGAGGCGCGCCGGGTAGCGCGCAAAACTGCTGGCTATAACTGCGGGACCCCAGCAAATACGGGCTTTGCGTGAATATGCCTGATAGTATTCCAGGCGATTGAGCCTCGACGCCGGGGCGCTCGACGGCGCCCGGGCTCCCGCCCGGAGGCCGGACCCGACCCCCGGGGTACGGTTTGCCGCTTGAGCCGCGGACGCCGTCGAGCACCCACACAAAATTGCGCCCGAAAATCCGAATTTGGGAAACGGCTCGCGCGGGCTAACCAGACTTCGGAGTTAATCGGCCGCCGAGGCGCGCCGCCGCATCAGCAAGCCCCGAGCGCGACGCCTTGACGGTGTATGTCACTCGTGAGATACGTGGAATACATCGCCGCAGGCGGTGTAACCGCAATCACGAGGACCCCGAAATGGCCGACAAACACCCGGGCCTGCCCGTCGCAGGCTACAAACCGCAGAGCGACAAAGCTGTCGAACTCGTCAACGCCAACAAGCAGGACGAAGAGCGCGTCTTGCGCGTGATCGACGACCTTAACGGCCGTTTGGACGTCAACCACCGTTGGCTGGCGATCGCCCGAACGCAGATCGAGCAGGGCTTCATGGCGCTCAACCGCGCGATCTTCCGGCCGGGCCGCGTCGAGCTGCCCGAAGACGGCAAGCAGGTGGAATAGGGAGGCCGACGCATGACGCGAGAAGAGATTGCCAGCGTTTGCCACGAGGCAAATCGCGCACTGTGCAAGGTGTTCAACGATCACAGCCAGGTCGAATGGGGCTTGGCGCCGCAATGGCAGAAGGACAGCGCTATCAAGGGCGTCGAGTTCTGCATCCTGAACCCCGACGCGCCGGCGAGCGCCAATCACAGCAGTTGGATGGCGCAGAAGATAGTCGACGGTTGGGCCTACGGCCCGGTGAAGGACCCGGAGAAGAAGCTGCACCCCTGCATCGTGCCGTTCGACCAGCTGCCGCCCGAGCAGCGCGTCAAGGATCACCTCTTCAAGGCGGTGGTCGCGGCCTGCGTCGCGGGGCTCGGGATCGCGGAGACGACGTTATGGCGGAGGTGAAAGCCGCGTGTGGGCGCTGCCGCTACGTGTATCTGTTGCCGCGGTCCGGCAAGGACCACGACGGCAACGAAATCGCGGTCGGACAGTGCCGGATACGGCCGCCGACCGCGCTGCTGGACGGCAAGAGCGCATTCCCGATCGTCGGGGTCGACAACGGCTGGTGCGGCGAGTTCAAAGCTGCACCGGCCCGCCGATCGGCGTCACCGCGCGCCATGAAGAAGGGGAGGTAGTTCGAAATGGACTGGGAAAAAGCGAAGCGCCTGATCGACGAGAACGTTCCGAGCCTGTCCGTGCTGCCGGTCGACATGAACGTGCCGTCACTACTCGCCGTGCGGCAGGCCGACGGCCAGCAGGTGTTCTCGATCCAAGTCCCGGCCGGCGACGGCGAACTGGCCGAGGCTGAGCTGCTGATGATGGCGCAGCACGCGCGGATCTTCCTGCTGACGAACCCGGCGCCGAAGCCTCCGCACGTCCGTTGACGCGCGGGATACAGCGCGATACAAAGGCGATCGCCAGCCTCTGACGGTTGGCGGTCCGTGATTGGTGTTTCCTCCCGAGCGTTGACTTCGGCCGCCCCGCGATGCCTCGCCGGGCGGCCTTTTCTTGTGCGCCGTGGCCTGATATGTATTGCGCAATTCAGGACGCGAGGGCCGGGGCTTGCCGTATCCGTCAATTTACAGTCCGAGCTACAGCTACACCGACTTTTCGGCGGCGCAGGGCGACGGCTCGTTTCCGGGGCAGCAAGTCGACAACGACCTCGCTGGGCTGAGCGCTGGCGTCCATAACCTGGCGGTGTTCGTTCAGGGCGTCATGCGGTCGGACGGCAAGCTGCAAAACGGCGTCGTCACTTACGACAGCCTTTCGGCCGAGCTGCAGACCGCGGGCCTGGCGCCGGCGATGAATTGGGCGCCCGGCGTCGATTACGCGTTGCAGCAAGGCGTCATAGCAGGCGAGGGGCTATACCGGGCGGCGATCGCGCACACCTCGGGCGCGTCGTTCGCGGTGGATTTGGCCGCGGGCCGCTGGGTTCTGGTTGCGGTACTACCCGCCGGCCCGCCGGGCGAAACCGGAGCACAGGGGGACCAAGGGCCGCAGGGTGTCGCGGGGCCGGCAGCGTGGGCGGCGCCGGTGAATTGGGCGACGGGGCAGAACTACGTCGCCACGGCGCCGCGATCGGTGGCGGTGGTCAACGGAGAAGCCTACGCGGCGCTGCTCGACCATGTGTCGGGGGTGTTCGCGACGGACCTCGCCGCGGGGAAGTGGCTCAAAGTCGCGGCAAAAGGCGCCGACGGGGCCGGAGGGGGCAGCAGCCCCGACGACATTCGGCAGACCTTGATTGCAGCGGTTAGCGCCGCGAAGTCGCTCGGCTCGGCGCTGTACTTGATCAAGGGTTGGGCCGACGGGTACGCGTCAAATGACGGTGTCAACGGCGCAGCGTCCTCCGGCTACACCTGGGACCCGACCGGCAAGGTTCTGAACGTCGGCTACACCACCAGCAGCGTGTCGATCGCCGATATTCCGGGCGGCACGGGAACGCCGTGGCGCTTCGGGCTCGACCAGAACGGGTCATTGGCCGCGTCCGTTGCGTTCGACGGAACGACAAACCGGGGGTTCGCCACATCGCTGTACGGTGCCGCAAACGACACCTCGGATAGCATCGGCACCACCGATGCGGTGGCCAAGAAAATCGGCCGCGTCAAGGTTTACGGGTCGAACGACAAGGGTTTCTGGACCGGGGCCAGCAATATCGACGCGACGACGCTCGAACTGTACGGCAAAGCCTCCGGGGCGGCGCCGGCCAACGAGACCGACGGCGTGCTGCTGGGGACGCTGTCGTTCACCAACACCAACGATGAGAGCGCCGGCCGCACGGTCACGTCGACCGACACCGCGAACACCTGGCTGCACCGCTGGGTGAACGTGAAGAACACTGGCGACGCGTCCGGCAACCGGCCCTGCGTCGCACAGGTGGTCTTCGGCGAGGCGACGCCGGTCGTTGACGACGCCATTATCCGGACCGTCACCAAGGCGATCGACTTTGTGCCGGCGCAGATCAAAGTGCTGTTCGTGGTCGAGCCAGTGGACGCGATCACGCTCGGGACGGATCTCATCGTCAAGGGGAGCCGCAACGGCGGCACGACGCTGACGACCGCAACGTCTGTCACTCAGCTTTTTGAACTCGGCTCGCGGCGGCTGATAGAGGCCGTTATCGACGTGTCCGGCCAGGCGTCGGGGTCGAGCGTTTGCGTCGAGTTTACGTACACGAACGACAAGCGCGCCAAGCACTGCGCCGTCGTCGAAACGTGGTCGGCCTAAATGACGATCAGCCCGACCACTCTGACACCAAGCGGCGGCGTCACGGTCGCAGTGGCGGCCGACGCCGCGCCGCGCTTGCTGCGGCCGAAGAACTACAACTGCAAGGCCGGAACCGTACCGTCGCTGCCGTCCTATTCGGAGGTGGCCACCTACACGTCGCAGAAGATCGGCTTTCAGCGCAAGCAGGCTGAGCTGGCGTACCGCGGCGGCTGCATTCCGGTGATCGGCGATAGCCAGATGCAGGCGATCGACGTGTCGATGTTCTCGCCCTACGCGGTACCGTTTGCCGCCGGCGGCGACACGGTCGCGGGCTACGTCAATCATCTCGTGACCGATCTGACCTGTCTCAGCAATTGCGGCGGCGTGATCATTCAGGTGTCGCAGAACGACACCACCGGCGGCGCCGCACTGGCGACCGTCGAGGCCAACTACGACAAGATCCTCGCCTATCTGACCGGCCCGCTGGTGATGATCGCCGCCTATCCGCTGACCTCGACCACGTCAGGGATCAAGTCGGACCTAGTCGCTCTCAACGCGTACCTGTCCGGCCTGCTCGCGGTCCGGTCGCGATCCGAGTTCGTCTCGATCAACGACATCATTGTCGACGGGTCTGGAAATCTGCTGTCATCACTGACCTACGGCGCCGACGGGCAGCACGTCACCGATCCGGCGACGTTGGCCGTTCTCGCGAGCAGGGTCAGGGCAGCTCTGAGGCGGGTAACAGCGCCGTAGTCACCAGCTGACGAAGTCTTCCCGTTCGGCGCGCTCGCGTTCGGTCATTTCGCGCCGCTCCCAGCGGCCGCCGACGAAGCGCCGCATGCCATCACCGTGAAAGTGCCAGCTTCCATCCCGGTTCAGCCGCCAGGCGCTCCGGTTCAGCCATACGATCAGCACTACGGCAAAAAGCGTCAGCAGGATTGCAGCTATCGTCATTGGGTTCGCTTCGGTCGTGAAGTGGGGGCTCGCCGTCAGTTGATGGTTGAAGATATAAACGGTATCGGTTATCGTGTCAATAAGCGGTATCGCTTATGGAGCCGATTTTGACAGACTTTCCGATACCGGATAGTGCTCGCCGCATGGGCAGGCCTCCGATGGGAATCAAGCCGACGCAGGTGCGTCTATCGGGCGAGGCGAAGGCGCGTATCCGCGCTCTGGTAGGCGACAGTGGCATGGCGAAGTTCATTCGTGAGGCTGTAGAGGCCGAGCTTGTCCGGCGTGAACGAGAGGCCGGGCGGCGTGAAGGAAGGCCGGGCAAAAAGGCCGCCCCGCCGGTCAGCCAAGGCGGCTAGACGCCTCGCGTAGCCGACAGTCCACCGCGCTAAGCCCAGTCAGGGGCAGGATTGTTCGCGTCCGCCGTGTATGATAAGTATTGCGCCATTCGTGACGACGAAAGACGCAGGCGGTGGCCTACCCGAACATCTACAACGTAGCCTACAGCTACACCGATTTTGCCATTTCGCAGGGGGGCAGTTCGTTTCCCGGCACGCAGATCGACGACGACCTGGCGGGCTTACAAGGCAGCCTCGAAAGCGTCAGCGCCTTCGTTCAGAACGTCATTCGCGCCGACGGGGCGTTGAACAACGGGATCGTCACCTACGACAGCCTTTCGGCCGAACTGCAGACCGCCGGCCTGGCACCGGCCAGTGCATGGGCCGCTGGCGTAACTTACGGCCTCGACGCGAATGTTTTTCGTAGCGGGAAACTGTATCGCGCGGCGGCGCCGCACGTCTCCGGGTCTTCGTTCTCGCTCGACCTTGCCGCCGGCAAATGGGTTTTCATCATTGACCTTCCGGCGGGGCCGCCCGGGCCGAGCGGCGACGGCTCCGGAGACATGCTCAAGTCTGACAACCTGCTCGGGTTGACCGACCCGCCGCTCGCGCTCGAACGCCTCGGCGCGTTGGCCTTGGCGGGCGGCACGATGACGGGGGCGCTTACGCTGGCCGGGCCGCCCACGGCAGCGGCGCACGCGGCCACAAAGCAGTATGTCGACAGCACTATCGGCGGCAGCGCGTGGGGGCCCGGCGACGTTCGGCTGACTTACAGACAGATCGCGCAGGCTGGCTGGATAATGCTCGACGACGGTTCGATCGGCGACGCGGCGTCCGGCGCGACCACGAGAGCGAACAACGACACGCTCGCGTTGTTCAGGGTGATGTACGCACTGCCGATAGGGTTGACGGTGCAGGACAGCGCCGGCGCGACCGTGGCGCGGGGCGCGTCGGCCGACGCCGACTTTGCCGCTCACCGGCGCATGGTTTTGCCGCGTGTCCTCGGCCGGGCGCTGGCCGTTGCGGGTATCGGCGCGGGGCTGACCGCGCGACAGCTCGCGGCCATCGTCGGCGCCGAGACGCACCAGTTGTTACTTACCGAAAGCCCGGCGCATTCGCACACGGGCGGCGGCGCCGGATACACCGGCTCGATGACTAGAAACTCGTCGCACTCTCATCAGTATTCGCGCGCGACGTTCGGCTTGACGGCGGATGGTGGCGGCGCCTTCTGGTTCGATCGGTACACGACCGATTACACCACTTCGACGAACACCGATCACGAGCACTACTACTCGTTCTCGTTCACCACGTCGGAAGTCGGCGGGGGTCTGCCGCACAACAACATGCAACCGTCAACCTTCATGAACGCGGAGCTTAAGCTGTGAGCTTGCCCGCTAATACGGAGTAATCGCTATGGAGCCTGCATCGGTCCGCTACAAGAACCCCGGCGCAATGTGGGGCGGCAACGCGATCTCGCGGAAGTGGGGCGAGGTCGGCAACGTCGCGCTGAAAGACGGCACCGGGCAGGGCAACCATATCGCCGTGTTTCCGACGTTCGTCGCCGGGATCTGCGCGCAGATCGACCTGTGGCGCACGCCGCGGTACCGGAACAAGCGGTTCGACGAGGCGATCCGCGTCTGGTCGGGCGGCAACTCGCCCGCTGCGTACGTCAAGTTCGTCACTGACCGCGTCCCGGGCATGACAGGCGCGACGATCATCAACGACGCCTTTCTGAATAGCCCGATGGGTATCCAGTTTTTGAAGGCGCAGGCTCAGCACGAGGCGGGCCTGCCGAACAAGCCCTATCCGGCGCCCGCCGGTGACTGGATCGAGGCGCAGCAGAAGGTGTTCGGCAAGCCGGCGGTGAAGCCGACCACGGCGTCGACCGGAACGGCCGTCGTCGTCGGCGCGGGCACGGCCACCGTGACGGCCGGCGCGCATCAAGGTTGGTCGGTGTCGCAATGGTTGGTCGCGGCCGCGGTCCTGCTCGTCGTCGCGGGGCTTGCCGCCGCGGCGGTGTATTTCCTGCACCGCCGCGCGGCCGACCAGGCGCGCAAGACGCTGCTCGTGCCCGCCTCGGACGACAACGCCGGGCTGGCCGCGCTGATCGCTTCCCTGCCCGAAGTCGCCGCGACGAGCCCGCGGAAGAAGGCGGTAGCGGCCAAGGCGAAGCGCCCGCGGAAGAAGGCCGCGAAGCCGAAGCGCAATAAGCCGGCGGCAAAGCGCAAGCCGGCCGCCGCGGCACCCGTCGATCAAGAGGTGGCCTGACATGGTGGATCTCGGCAAATGGAGCTGGGCGGCAAGCCTGGCAATCGACATGGGTTTTCCTGTGCTCGGTGCGGCGCTCGGCGTGCCGGCGCTCGCCGGCGAGGCGGGGCAGATGCTGAAACGCGCGCTCGGCCTGGCGCCGAATGTGTCGGAAAGCACCGTGCAGAGCACGATCGCGGCAGACCCGGGCGCGGCGAAGGCCGCGTTCGAGCAGGCCAACAGCGAGGCGGCGGCGAAGTGGGAGTATCTCGCCAGGCTCGCCGAGGCGCAGGCCGACGTCGCCAAGACGCAGATAACGGCGGTCAACCAGGCGATCGCCGCCGAGGCGGCGATGCCGGATCACTGGTGGGGCCAGTGGCGGACGATCATGGCCTACGAGCTGGTGGTCGAATGCCCGCTGTGGGCCGCGCTGCTGGCGTGGTGCATCCTCGACGGCCGGATCAGTGAGCTGGTCGCGGCTTCGTCGCTGCTGACGGTGTGGTGGGGCGCTCGCTTCGGCGTGCTCGGCATCCACGTTTGGACCGGGAGCAACGAGCGGCAAACCGCGATTACTGGCCAGCCGGTCGGCGGCGTCGTGTCGGCCGTCACGTCCGCCCTCGCGACAAAGAGGAAGTAAGCGGTGGCCGTAGAATATCAGACCATCATGCTGATCGTCGCCGTGGTTGGTCTGATCGCCACCGTCATTACGGCGGTGGTGAAGATCACGCGCGCTGTGTCGGCATCGGAAGTGGAGATCCGGAAAGACTTCATGGCCGCGGTTCAGGAAGTGAAAGAGGACCACGCGGAGAAGATAGACGCGGCCAAGCGCGAGCGTGACGACAAGATCGACACGACGCGGCGCGAGTTCGGCGAGGTTGCGTCGGCGATCCGGCAGAAGGTGCAGGATTTCGAGACGTGGTCGCGCGACGAGTTTGTCAGAAAGGGTAGTTTCGAGCTTGTCGTAACGCGGCTCGAACGCGGCATGGATGCGCTCGGCAACCGTATCGATCAGCGTTTCGATCGCATCATGGAACGCATGGAGAAGACGTCGAATGCCTCGCGCGACTAGCATCAACCCGATGACGGGGAAGCGCTATGGGTTCGTCGATCCGAACAAAAAGGACGACGGCGTTTCGCAGCTCGCGCAGCAAGTCGCGCTGCTGCGGCGCGAGGCGATGGCGCGCGAGGCTCGCGAGCGGTTCATGCCGTTCATCAAGTACACCTCGCCCGATCCGGAAGCGCCGAACGACCCCGACCGATCGAGCTACAAGAACGCTCGCCACCACGACGCGACCGCACGCGTGATCGAAGAAGTGGTGAAGGGGAAAATCGAGTTCCTGATCCTGATCGAGCCGCCGCGGCACGGCAAGTCCGAACAGGTGTCGCGCAAGCTGCCGGCGTGGTTCGCGGGGCGTTTCCCGGATCAGAACGTCGTAGTCGCAACCTACAGCGACGAGTTTGCCGCGGACTTCGGCGACAACGTCCGCGCGATCATGCACAGCCCCACCTACAAGCAGGTATTCCCCGAGGTGCGGCTCGTGCGCGGCGGCGGGGCCAAAGACCGGCTGAAAACGACGAAAGGCGGGTTGCTGTTCTTCGTCGGCCGCGGCGGCGCACTGACCGGGCGCGGCGCGCATCTTCTGATCGTCGACGACCTGATCAAGGATGACAAGGAAGCGGCCAGCCAGGCGATCCGCGATCAGGCTTGGAACTGGCTGACGCGCGTCGCGCTAACTCGGCGGCAGGGCCGCAAGCTCGTGATCATGACGTTCACGCGTTGGCACGCCGACGACCCGATCGGGCGGCTGACCGACCCGGAGAACCCGTATTTCAACCGTGAGATCGCCAAGCGTATCAAGATCATCAAAATGGCAGCGATCGCCGAGGAGAACGACCCGCTCGGTCGAAAGCCGGGGCAACCGCTGTGGCCGGACGGCCCGGACAAATTCGACCTGACCTATCTCAAGGAAATGCAGGCGCTCGACCCGACCGGCTTCGCGGCGCTGTACCAGGGGCGGCCGTCCGCGCTCGACGGCGATTTGTTTAAGCGCGAGAACGTCAACTACTACGACGACACGCCCGACAATCTGCGGGTCTATTGCGCTTCGGACCACGCGCTGGAAGCCAAAGAGCGGAATGACCCTTCGCTGCTCGTCGCCGCCGGTGTCGACGCGCAGAGCAATCTGTATATTCTCGATTGCTACTGGCGGAAGCAACCGACCGACCGCGTAGTTGAAGCCATGCTAGACATGGCGCAGATCCACAAGCCGATCCTGTGGGGCGCTGAGCGCGACCATATCACCAAGTCTATTGGGCCGTTCCTGCGCAAGCGCATGTACGAGCGCGAGGCGTATATCAACATGCGCGAGCTGCCGATGATCGGCGACAAGGTCGCTCGGGCGCAACCGATCATCGGCCGTTTTGCGATGGGCAAGGTGTTCTGGCCGAAAGGCAAGCCGTGGGTTGAGCGCGCCATTAACGAGCTGCTCGCGTTCCCGAACGGCTTGCACGACGAGTGGCCGGACACGCTCGGCATCTTCGGCCGGCTGCTGCAGACGATGGTTAGAGCCAACGCGGCGCCGAAGAAGACTGCGGGGCCGGCGTTTGGGACGCTGGCGTGGATGAAGAAGAACGATAAATGGTCAGCTGAGCGCGCCGCCGAGAAAGCTGCCGGAGGTTTCTAAATGTCTTTGCTGGATGCACCGCTCGAACTGACAAACGCCGTGCCGGAGGACACCGATTTCGTCGGCGACGCCGCTGCGGGCGAGAAACAGGACGCCGACGACAAGCAGCCCGAGGAGAGCGAGCGCGCGCTTGTCAGCAAGATCCTGCGCAGCATCAAATCGGACAAGGCCAAGCACGCGCCGGCGTTCAAGCGGATGAAGCGCGATATGTTCGTCGCTATGTGGGGCCGCGACGAAAATTGGAGCGAGGACAACTACAAGGCCAATATCGCCGGTCGGCACGTCAAGCAGAAGACGGCGACGCTGTACGCCAAGAACCCGAAGGCGACGGCGAAGCGCGCCGAGCGTTTGGAGTTCGCGGTGTGGGACGAGAACCCCGAGAGCCTGGCGCAAGCGATCCAGTTGATGCAGCAGGCGCAGGTTGCGGCGCAGGCGCACGCGCAGATGCAGGCGCAAGCCGCCGCGAGTGTCGCGCAGGACCCGATCGGCGCCGCGCTGATGGGCCATAACGGTGGCTCGCCGCTTGCGCCCTACCAGCCGCCGCCCGAGGCGGTGCAGGCCAATGAACTGCTGAACGACTTCCAACAGGGGATGGAGCGGCGCAAGCAGCTCGACCGGATCGGCAAGACGCTCGAAATTCTCTACGCCAAGGCGCTGAAAGAGCAGAAGCCGGTCGACTTCAAGACGGGCGCCAAGCAGCTGGTACGGCGCACCGCGACGACCGGCGTCGGGTACGTCGAACTGGGGTTTCAGCGCGAGTACGGACCGCGCCCGGGGATCGCCGAGCGCCTGGCTGACGCCCGCGCGCGGCTCGACCACCTTCGGGCGCTCGCGGAGCGCGTCGCCGAGGGAGACATTGAGAGCACCGACGCCGAAATGGCCGAGCTGACGGCGTCGGTGGAAGCGCTGCAGAACGAACCCGAGATCGTCATTCGTGAGGGCCTGATCTTCGACTACCCGCGCTCGACGAAAGTAATCCCCGATCAGCTGTGCAAGACGCTGGTTGGCTTTATCGGCGCTCGGCATATCACGATCGAATACGACTACACGCCGGACGAGGCGCGTGAGCTGTTCGACTTCGACTTCAAGAAATTCACGCCCTACACCGTCGACGGCAAGGCCTACGGCAACTTCGGGGGCGACGTTTTCGACGAGGATGGCGACGACGTGAAGGTTGATACGTCGGAAGGCTTGGTGCGCGTGTGGAAGCGCTACGACAAGCTGAGCGGCCTCGTCTATTTCGTCGCTGACGGCGTCGACCGTTTCCTGCGCGAGCCGGCGGCGCCGGACGCCTACGTTGAAGACTTTTGGCCGGTGTACGCGCTGACGTTCAACGAGTGCGAGAACGAGGACGAGCTGTTCCCGCCGAGCGACGTCTATCTGCTGCGCGACATGGTCAACGAGCACAACCGCTCGCGCCAAGGTAAGCGGGAGCACCGCGAGGCGCGTCGGCCGCGATGGGTTTTCCCGAACGGCGCCTTCGAAGAAGAAGACGTCGACCGTATCAGCAAAATGAAGCCTTACGACGCGATCGGGCTCAACATGGACCCGGGTACCGACATTTCGAAGGTCCTACAGGCGATGCCGGTTCCCGGCGTCGACCCGAACCTGTACGACACCGGAGAGACGTTCGGCGACGCGCAACTCGTCGTCGGCGCTCAAGAGGCGCAGCTCGGCGGCACGTCGAGTTCGAGCGCGACCGAGGCGGCGATCGCCGCGGGCAGCACGAACACGGCCGACGGTTCGAGCGTTGACGACCTCGACGCGTTCATGGCGACGCTGGCTCGCGCCGCCGGGCAGATTTTGCTCCGGGAAATGTCCGAGGAACAAGTCAAGCAGATCGTTGGCCCCGGGGCGCTGTGGCCGCAGATGACGCTCGCGGACATCGCCGGCGAAATCTATCTCGATATCGAAGCCGGATCGATGGGTAAGCCGAACCAGGCGATCGAGGTCAAGAACTGGCGGGAAATGCTGCCGCTGCTGATCCAGCTCGGTTCGATCAACCCGATCTGGCTGGCGAAGGAAACACTGCGGCGGCTCGACGACCGCATGGATCTGACCGAGGCGTTGGTCGAGGGCCTGCCGTCGATCGCCACCATGAACCAGAACCCACAGCCCGGCGCGGCCGGCTCGCCGAACGATCCGAGCGCGCAGGGGCCGCACGGCGGGGCCAACGCCCCGAAAGGGCCGGCGGACCGGCCGCCGGGGAGCGACGCGCCGATGGGGGACAACCGGGAATGACTGGATTGTATGCAGTGACTTGATACACGGCCACACCTGCGTTACAAGTGTTCCGCCAAATCAGAGGGATCAATGGCTATCACGAACCTCACGGACGACGACGAGGAGCTGGGTTCGTCCACCAGCCAGCAGGACGCCGACGCCACCTCGAACGAGGACGGCACGGAAGCAACCGCGACTTCGTCCAGCGCGGCCGACGATGATGCTGCCCTTCTCGACGTCGTCCGCGACGTGGTCGACGAGCGGAGCGAGCAGGATCAGGCCTCGTCAGCCGATGGCAGCGATACCGGAGCCGATCCGGGCGCGGCCGCCGCCCAAGGACAGGACGACTATTCAGACGTCCCGTTCAACAAGCACCCCCGTTTTCAGGCTCTGGTCGCGGAGAAGAATTCGTATCGAGAAGGTCATGTTCGGTATCAGAACATTGAAAACTATCTCGCTGCGAACAGCCTTTCCGCCGAGGAAGCCGCCAATGCGCTCGCCACCTTCGCTCGTGCGAAGCACGACCCGGCCGGCGCGTTCGCGGAGCTGAAACCGTGGCTGCAGGAGCTTCTGGTTGCGGCAGGTGAAGTCCTGCCGGCCGATCTTCAAGCGCGTGTCGAGAAGGGTGAATTGACGCCCGATATCGCGTTGGAGTTCAGCCGCGAGCGTGCGAAGTCGAAATCGTACGAGACGCGCCAGAGCTTCGATCAGCAGCGCCAGCAGCGAGACAGCGACGCCGAGCGCGTCAAAAGCTTGCAGTCGGCAGCTGATACCTGGGAGGCGGATCGCGCCACGAAGGACCCGAATTTCGCTGCGAAGAAGCCCGCTTTGTTCAGGGAGGTGGCGTTTCTGCAGAGGACCGAAGGTGTACCGAAGGACGCCGAAGGCGTTAAGGCCCAGCTCAAAAAGGCCTACGACGCTATCAACGCGGTGTTCAAGGCTGCAGCCCCGGCCCAGCAACAGCAGAAGCCTGCGACGCGCCCTGTGACCGGCGGAGTGAAAGCTGGGAACGTTCGCCCGGCACCGAAATCGACGCTCGATATCGTGCGAGCGCATCGGCGAGGCGCGAACTAAATCAGGGTACAGGAACGATGCCGTTCACTGCAGACGAAATCGCGAATATCAACAACTCGGCGCTTGAAGAATACATCGACAAGGGCAAGGTCTGGAAACAGAACGTCGCCAACAAGCCGATGCTTCAAGCGTTCAACGCCACCGCCGGGAAGTTCACCGGCGGCAAGGACTATGTCAGCCTCGGCGTGAAGTCCGGGCAGGGCGGCGGATCGCTGGCCGGCTACAGCGGCGACGACCAGCTGAACTACTACAACCCCACCGGCACGAAGCGGGCTCGCTACCCGTGGAAGGAACACTTCATCGGTATTCAAGTCACGCATACCGAGTTGAAGACCGACGGTATCGAAGTCGTCGAGGACGGCGCCGAGCAGACCACCAACGCGATCGAAGGCCGCGAGGACCACGTCCTGGCGAACCTGCTCGACGAGAAGCTCGACGATCTCGGCGAGGACTACGCATTCAGCCTCGATCGCTTGCTGCACTCCGACGGCTCGACCGACGCGAAGGCCGTCGCCGGTGTCGCGTCCATCGTGGTCGACGTGCCGTCTGCCGGCATGACCGGCAACCTGTCTCGTGTCGCCAACCCGTGGTGGCGCAATCGCGCGGCGACCGCGGCGTTCGGGGTCGCCGGCGGGCAGGGCGCGATTACCTCGAACACCGCCAACGGCGGCGCGCTGATCGAGTTTCTGGAAAAGGAATGGCTGCAGCTGTCGAAGTACCGCAAGGGCTCGACCCGCTATCGGCTGTTCGCCGGCTCGGACTTCATTGCGGCCTATCGCAAGGAAATGCGGGCGAACGGCTTCTACACCATGAACGGTCTGAAAGGCGACGTCGACGGCGGGCAGGGCGATGTGAAGTGGAAGGGCAACCCGATCGAGTGGGACCCGACGATGGACGACATCGGCCTGTCGAAGCGGCTCTATGTGCTCGACATGAGCAAGACGGGGCTGCGGCTGCTGTACCTGAACGGCAAGCGTATGAGCAAGCACCGCCCGGCGCGGCCGTTCGACCGCATGGTGATGTACAACGGCATCTCGACGACGTGCGTGCTGACCGCCAAGCAGCTCAGCACGTCCGCGGTGTATGACATCGCTTAAGACGCTGTGATACGGCGGGCGCCGACGCGCCCGCCGCCCGCGTTTCGCTCAATCACGCAAGGAACAGTCCAATGCCTTCGAACCGATCTTCCACGATCTCGGCGGTGCTCGCGAGCGCTGTCGCGAACAACGGCACCGTCGACGTCCCGTATCCGGGCGGCACGACGCAGTACACGTTCAGCGGCGGCAACGCCAACAGCGCCGGCCATTACGTGATGCTGAACGACAACGACAAGCTGGCCGCCGGCTCGGGCGTGTCGGTGTCGTTCGGCGCGTCGCTGATCACGATCACCAACCAGAGCGGCTACACCTGGCCGGCGGGCACCAAGATCGCGCTGAACGCCGCGCAGCAGTCCGGCAATCAGGTGATCACGCTGCAGCTCCCGATCAAGCTGGCTCGCGTGGCGAACGGCGACGTTCTGACCGAATATCAGCCCGGCGTGTTCGGCAACATCGAAAGCTTCGCGATCGTGATGACCGACCCCGTCACCACCGCGTCCAAGGCGGCCACACTCAATCTGGAGATCGACACCACCGACGTCACCGGCGGCGTGATCGCGCTCACCTCAGCCGCGGCGACCCCGCTGGGCAAGGTGATCGTCGGCACGCCGATCACGGCCAACAACAAGCTGACGCCGACGAGCCGGCTGTCGATCGAGGCGTCGAGCGTCACGGCCTTCGTGGAAGGCGAGGGCACTGCGTTCATTCGTATCCGGCTCGATCAGGGCCAGAACTGGTAAGCGGCGTGCGGCGGGGCTTCGGCCTCGCCGCGAAGCCTTTCACGCGAGGGAGAAGGTTACATGGAAACCGCGAACATCACGTTGTCGCTCGGCGGAGACGACGGCAACACCATTCAGAAATTCGGCGTCACCGCCGCGGAAATCGCCGTGCTGCGCATGATCCACGGGGAGGCCGCCGTCAAGGACGTCGAGCCCGCCGGGGAGGTCAAGCGCTCGAACCGTGAGGAGCGGCAGCGCCTGGTTGGCGTCTATGGCCACGCCAAGTTCGGCGAGAACAAGCTCGTCGTCGAGAGCCTGTTTCCGGGCGTCGCCGCGCGCGTCTTCGAAAAGCTCGACGAGCTGGACCTCGACGAGAGCTTTTTCAAGCCGACGTCGCGAGCGCGCATCGGCGACCCGATCAGCCCGCGCGCGCAGGCGCAAGCGCTGACGGGCTCCGCCGGCGAGGACGACAACGAGGACGAGGACGAAGGCCTCGGCGACATGGACGACGAGCACGCCGACGGCAGCGGCGATCCCGATTTCGCCGGGGGCGAGCCGAACGAGGGCACCAACCAGTCGACCGTCGTCAGCCAGAGCAACGGCAATCCGCCGGCGCCGGCGGCCGCGAAGCCCGCGGCCAAGTCCGCTGCGAAGCCTTCGGCCAAGCCTGCCGCGAAGCCCGCCGCGAAGCCCGCGGCGCCGGCTTCGAAGAAGACGAGCTTGCTGGACGACTAAGGACGGCTGACCAATGCGCGACGTTACTCTGGCGAAGCTGCTCGATAAGTACCGCGTCGAGATCAAGGCGTCAGGTAACGCCGCGCACAATGCCGGTGCGCGCGATCAGCAAGTCGCGCTGCTGCAGACCACCCAAGAATGGCTTTGGGAAGACTTCACCTGGCCGCACCTGCGGATCGAACGCGTCTATCGGCTGCAAGCCGGTCAGCGCCTGTATGACGTCAAGACCGACATGCTGATTGATCGGATCGAGCGGATCGAGACGAAGATCGACGGTCGTTGGAAACCGCTCACTGCGGGGATCGCCGCTCAACATTACGCGGCGCATGACAGTTCGCTCGACCAACGCGCGTCGCCCGCGCGCCGCTGGCGCATTTACGAGGGCGAGCAGATCGAAATCTGGCCGGTTCCGGACGCCAACGGCGACCCGGCGACGCAGAACGCGTATATCAAGGTGATCGGTATTCGGCCGCTGCGGCCGCTCGTTGCGGCGGGCGACCGCTGCGATATCGACGACCAGCTGATTTACCTGTACGCGGCGGCCAAGTATCTCGGCGAAACGACCGAGGGGAAAGTCAAGCTGAACATGGCGAACCGCCGGCTCGCGCGCCTTAAGGGCGAGCTGACGCCGCGGCGTGAGTTCAAGATGTTCGGTATCGAACGGACGCGCGCCTCGGCCAGGCTGTGCGTTGGCCAGTACAGGCCGCCGAGCAACGCATGAGCACGATCTGGCTGCGCGATTTCAAGGGCGGGCTCGACGCGCGCCGGATGCCGGAGCTGTTGCCGGGCGGCTGTGCCATTCGCGCCGTTGATGGCCACATTACCCGGGGCGGCGAGTTCGAGCAGCGCGCCGAGTTCGTCGAGGAGTACAACCTGCCGGCGGGCTCCACCGTCGGGCTCGCGGCGTCCGCAACGTCGCTCGTGGTGTTCGGCCACAACGCTGCGCCGACGATGCCAAAGGGCGTCGCGTATCAACGGCTGCAGCACCCGGACGGCGCCACGGCGCTCAATCGCGTTCTGTCGACGGACCTTTTCGCCGGCAAGATTTACGCCGCCGGCGAGTTCGTCGACGGCACGATCTATCACTTCTATGACGGCGCCCGGATCTCAGATTGGCAGGACGGTCGAGCGCGGGCGTCGTTCAGCGTCGTCGGCGGCGGTATCCAAGCCGCGACGCCCGCGACCGGCTCATTCACCGTGGCCGGCGGATCGGCCGGCACGGGCAATCGGTTTTCGGTGTCGATCAACGGCGTTCCGCTGCACGTCGGGACGGTTCAGCACACCGGCAACAACACCACGACGGCCGCCGCGATCGCAGCGGCCATCAATGCCGTCACGTCGGCCCCGGATTACACGGCGATCTCGACCGGCGCCGCGGTGTTGATCTCGTCCGCGGCGTTCGACGATACGGCGAACGGCCTGTCCATCAGCGTCGCTGTGACGGGAGACGCGGCCGTGTCCGGCGTCGGCGCGCTTTCCGGCGGCGCGGGGCCGCTGCCGTCGCAACTGTCCGATCTGACGGTCAACGGCGTCTCGATCATCGGCGAGCCGGTCGATTGGCGCACCAGCAACGCGCTCACGGCGCAGGCCATCGCCGAGGCGATCAACGGCTACTCGTCGAGCCCCGAGTACGTGGCGACGGCTGTCGGTTCGCGCGTCAATATCCTGGCGGCGGGCCCCGGGGCGGCGGCGAACGGTTACGCCGTAGTGACCAGCGTTTTGCGGGGCCTCGTGGTCACGCCTTCGTCCGGAATTGTGCTCGCAAACGGCGCGGCGCTCAGCGCCGGGGCCTACCAGTCCGGCACGTTCGCGAAGACGGTCGGCTCGAAAGTGTATGTCGCGGCGTCCTCGTCCCTGGTGTTCTCGGGCGTCAGAGCGCCGACGGGCTTCAACACGACGGGCAACGTCGGCGCCGGCTTTATCGATATGTCGACGGAGGCGGCCGGTTCGGAAACGCTGCTCGCGATCGCGAAGTATCTGCAGTACATCGTCGTTTTTTCCAGCCGCGTCATTCAAATCTGGTTCGTCGACCCCGACCCGGCCAACAACAAGGCCGCGCAGGCGCTGTACAACATGGGCACGATCAGCCCGCGCAGCGTCACGCAGTTCGGCGACAACGACCTGTTCTTCCTCGACGAAAGTGGCGTTCGATCGCTGCGCGCCCGCGACGCGTCGAACGCGGCTTCGACGTCTGACGTCGGCATTCCGATCGACCCGCTTGTGGTCGCGAAATTGAGGGCGCTGACGGCTAAGCAGCGCAGCGAAGTTATCGGCTTGATCGAGCCGTCGGACGGCCGTTTCTGGCTGGTGTTCGCCGACGAGATTTTCGTTTTCAGCTTCTTCACCGGATCGAAGATCAGCGCATGGTCGACCTACAAACCGACCGCCGGCGGCGCACCGCTGGTGATCGACAGCGCGCAGGTTTTCAAGCGGAACGTCGTGCTGCGCTCGGGCGACAAAATCTATAGCTACGGCGGGTTCGGCTCGACGCCGCAATATGACGCGACCGAGCCGGAGCTGTGGACGCCGTATCTCGACGCCGAAACGCCCGCTGTGGATAAAGTATTCAGCGCGATCGACGTCGCCTGCGTCGGCTCGTGGACAGTCAGCGCCGCTCTCGACCCGACGAACCTGAAAGCGGTCGAGAAGGTGGCCGTTATCGACGGCACCACATACGCCTTGCCGCGGGTCGGCTACGGGGCGCGCAGCACCCACATTTCGCTCCGCTTCAAGGGCAACGGTGCCGGGTACAAGAAGATCGGCGCGGCCGCGGTTCATTTCGCCGGGGAAAAGGGGTCCTAGCGTGTTCGTCCGCCTGCCGCTCGAATGCGAGGAAAACACGTTCGTCGAGCTGGCGCGCGCCTGCGCGTTGGAGAGCTACCCGCACCGGCCGTTCAGCGAGACCGCGGCCCGGAGGACGTTCCGAGCCTACCTGAAAACCGCCAATCCGACGTTTTTCTTCTGCGACGACCGAGGGGCGGTGGCCGGCGTATTGCAGGCCTCGATCTCGGCGTTCGATTTCTCGGATGGCATTTTCACCACGCTTTGTGGTACGTTTGTTCACCCCGACTATCGCGGCACTCGGGCCGCCGCGCTTCTGATAGCCGAATTTTGTCGTTGGAGTGACCGTCTCGGCGCAACCGAGAGCACCGGCGGCAACGACAACCGGCTGACGACGGATAGAACCACGCGCCTGCTAGGGCACTTCGGCTTTGAGCCCGTGGGGAATTTCGTTACGCGAAAACGGGGCGCGTGATGGCTAAAAAAGGCGGAAACGACAACTCGGCAACGATCGCCGCGCAAGCGCGGGCCGACGAGGCCGCACGGCAGGCGAAGATCCGCGACGGCACGGCCCGGATCAACTCTCTGTTCGATGGCACACCCTACACGCCGGCCGCAGCGCCGACGTCCGGGCCGGGGCTGTCGGTCGGCGACGCAAAAGCCTTTGTCGCGTCCGGCGGCGCTGTCGGCGGCCAGGCCGCGGCGCCTGAACCGGCACCGTTCGACAACGGCGGTTTCAAGGGGTTCAACGAGGACTTCTACAACGGGCGCAAGCAGTCGTATCTCGACTACGCGCTGCCGCAGCTCGACCAGCAAGCCGCGGACGCACGCAAGCAACTGACGTTCGCGCTCGACCGCTCCGGGACGCTGAACAGCTCGACGCGCGCCGAGAAAGAGGCCCAGCTGCAGCGCGAGACTGACGCCGCGCGGCAGGGCCTTTACGACAAGGCCAACGCCACGGCGACCGACGCGCGCGGCAACGTCGAGGCGGCCCGCGCCGATCTGATCAAGATGCTGTCGAGCACCGGCGACGTCGAGGGCGCAGTCAATAGCGCGTTGTCGCGCGCGAATGCGCTATCGGCGCCGACGGCGTTTTCGCCGCTGAGCGCGCTATTCGACAACTTCACCAGCGCGCTCGGAACGCAAGCCGCCGCGGAGCGCGCGCAGTACTACAGTAACGGCGCGGTAAAGGCCCCGTTCAATACCGGGCTGTTCGCGCCCTCGGGATCTGTGAGGGTGTCGTAATGCTTCCTTTGCTGCTTGCCGGCGCCGGCGCCGGGTCAACGCTTCTCTCGTCGCTGTTCGCGGGTAACGCGCAGGATGAGGTCAACGCGGCGCGCGCCAGCACGTTCGGCGCCGAGCGGGGCCGGCAGGGTGCGCTTGACGCCGAGGCGGCAGGTGTCAATTCCGGCGCGCTGCAGCGCTACGCCGGCTTCGACACTCAGATGGCGGACCGCGCGAAGACGCTCGGCGACTTCTACAAATCGGCTGTCGGCGCGGGCACTGTGCTGCCGGGCTCGACGGTGCCGGCATCGACTTCGGATCTTGTGAACCGCGAGATCGACAACCGGATGGCGATCGCCAAGGCGTTCGGGGTGCAGCAGGGCGAAGCCAAAGGCAATCTGCAGTCCTTCGGCGATTTGCTTGGCCGGATCAGCTTGAACCAGGCGCGCGACGCCGGCACGCTGTCGCAGATCGGCGGATATAAAAAGGGCTCAGCAGGCGTCAACGCTCTGGAAATGGACGCGGCGAGCCATGCGGGCGACAGCGAGAAGCAACTCGCCGACTTGTTCGCCGGGCTCGGCAAGGTCGGGCTGTCAGCCGGTCTATCGGGCGCTCTGGCGCCGGTCGCCGCGGGCGCGACGGCGGCCGTCGGCGCGCCGCTCAATATCCTGCCGGCGGCCGCGCAGGCCAGCAGTGCTTGGCCGACCGCCGTTTCGCCGTTCTTGACGTACGGGGCCTAAGATGGCGATCAGGAAGAACAGCTATTACTACGACCCGGCAATCGCGTCGGCGTTCGACAATTTGTCAGCGGCGTTCGCGACGCCGACCGGCGCGGACGTGCTCGGCTACACCAAGGCGTCGGCCGAGCGCGAGAAAGCGGCGCGGCTCGCCGAGTTGTTCGCCAACCCGAGCGACCCGAATTTCGACCGCAAGAACATCGCCGTCGGCAACTACGCGCCGACGCAGAGTTTCTATGCGCAGGATCAGAACAACACGACCACGCTCCGCGGGCAGGACGTCGCCGCCGGCGCGCAACGCGACGTTGCGAAGATCGGCGCCGACGCGGCGCTGTCGCGGCTCTATGCGACGCCGATCGTCGTCGGTGACGGCCAGACGGCCGTCTTGCCGCAGCAGACGCAAGCCGCGACCGGCTTGCCGCAGACGATCGGCGGCAACGTGACCGTCGGCCAAGGCCAGATCGTGCAGCGGCCGGACGGCAGCACCGTGACCGGGGCGGCGAAGCCGCTGAACGAGAGCGAGATCAAAGCCGCGATCATCGGCCGGCTCCCCGCCGGCGAGCAGCGCGCCGCGGCGCTGCAAGGTGTCGGCACGACGAACGTCGTCGGCCCGGACGGCAAGCCGACGGTCGCGTTCACGCCCGACGCGGTCGGTCAGACGGCCTACGAGAAAGACAACCTGCCGGCGCAGGTGGCGAACTTCAAAACGCCCGACGGCCGTGTCGGCACCGCGGCGTTCAACCGCGACACGGGAAAGTGGACCGAGACGCAGACCGGCGCCGAGCTTCCGGCCGGCACCCAAACTTACTCGGCCAATTTGCAGGGCGACAAGCAGAACACCGGCCTCGGCGCCAGTACGCAGAACAACGTCGACAGCATGTTGGTCGACCTGACGCTCGCGCAGGACACGTCGAAGCAACTGCGCCAGATGATCACCTCCAACCCCGGCTCGCAGGGGCTGGTCGGCAAGCTCCGCGGCACCGTGCAGGACGTGCTCGCCGCCGGCGGCGAGGTCGGCAAACTGTTCGACGTGAATATCCAGAAAGCGAAGGCCGACATTGCGGCTGGCCGCATCGACCCGGAAGTGGTGGCGAAGTTCAACAATTTCGACCCGAGCATCCCGGCAACGTCGCTGCTCGAAACGCTGTTGACCGCACAGGTCGCCAAGGTGCTCGACCCGAACGGCCGCATTTCGAACGACCGCTACCAGCAGGTTGCGGCGGCGCTCGGCAACGGCGGACTGACCGGCAACTCGCAACGGACGGTCGCGACGTTGGACCAGCTCGACCGCATGATCGAGAGCCGGCGCGCGATCCTGGCACCGTCGGCCCCGGCCGCCGCGAAGATCGGCCAGACCGCCGGCGCGCCGCCTGCCGCGCCCGCGGCCCCCGCTGCGCCGGAGGTGTGGGAGCGCGGGCCGGACGGCAAGCTGCGGAGGGCGGCAAATTGACGCGCCTCGTTCAGTTCGAAGGCCGCTCGATCGCCGTTCCCGACGACGCGACGGACGCGGAAGTGTCCGAGATCCTGTCGGCCGCGCCGGCGCCTGCCGCTCCGGCTCTGCCCGCGCTCGCCGCCGAGGCGGACCGCGCGGTGGCGCAACAGCCCGAGGTGATGGATGCGCGCGCGAAGGCCGACGTTGCGGCGCTCAGCGCGGCCGCCAACCCGCCGCAGCCGTCCTGGCTGGACACACTGAAATCCGCGGTGATGAACAGCGGCGCGACCCTGTCGGCGGTTGGCGACCAAGCGGCCTATGTGCCGGCCGGCATCCGCCGCGGTTTGACGAAAATCGTCGGCCTGCCCGTCGACGCCGTGAATGCCGGGCTTTCGCTGGCGGGGCTTCCGGTCGCGGAAAAGCCGGTCGGCGGCTCGGCGTCGCTCGACGAGTTGCTGCGCTTGGGCGGCATCATCCCGGACGTCCGGCCGCCGAGCACGGCAACCGAGCGCATGTTGACGCGCGGCGCCGAGGAGATCGGCGCGGCCGCGCTGCCGGTCGGCGCCGCGGTGCGGGCTGGACGCATGGGCGTTCAGGCGGCCCGCGAGCTGCCGACGCTGGCGCGAATGTTCGTCGAGCCGGCGGCGATCAACCCGGGCGCATTCGCGGGCAAAGAGATGGCGACCGCGGCGGCCGCCGGCGGCGGCGCGGCCGTGGCCGGCGAGCTGGCGCGCGCTGGTGGCGCCAAAGAGCACGGCGCGGTGGCGAACACGCTCGATATCCTCGGCGCGCTCGGCGGCGCCGCAAGCCTCGGCGCGGCGCGCATGGTCGGCGGCCCGGTCAAGGACGTGGCGACCGCCGTTTTCCGGCCCGACAAATTCAGCAACCAGACCGTCACCGACACGGTGGTTGACCGGCTCGCGAACAACGCCGACATGCTGCCGAAGGTCGACGGCCAGCCGATCGACACACAGGCGCTGGTCGACGCAATCACGGGCGGCCGCCGTGTCGAAACGGTCATTCCGGGGTTCAAGGACAGCGTCGCCGACCGCACGGGCGACCCGGGCCTGGCCGCGCTCGAATACGGCCGGCAGTCCGGCCCGAACGCTGGGCGCTTCACCGAACGGCGGACCGAGAACACAGCGGCCGTCGACCAGGCCATGAACCGCAACGCGCCCGACGGCAACCCGGCGGATCTGCGCGCAGAATTGGAGCTGGAACGAAACCGAAGGTTGAGCGACGCCACGGTTCAGGCCACGAACGCGCAGGACGAAGCCGCGCGCGCCGCCGCGGGGCTCACGCCGACGACCACGCCGGGCGAACGCGGAAACACCGTCCGGACGGCGCTTGAAGACGCGCGCCAGACCGCCCGCGATCGCACCGAGGCCGCCTACGCGAATGCCGACATCGCGCGCGAGCCGATCGACGGGGGCGAGCTGGCGGCCGCTGTGGACGGCGCCACGGCCAACCTGACGCAGACGGAGCGCAGCCTGTTGCCGGAGGGCCTATTGGCGCGCGTGCAGCGCCTGGCGCCGGTCGAGGAAGCGCCGACGCCAACCGGCGTGCTCGGCCCGGACGGCCAGCCGATCATGCGCGCGCCGCCGGCGCCCGAGCCTGTCGACATGAAGGAAGCAACGGATCTGCTGTCCGAGCTGAGCCGCCGCGAGCGCGCTGCGCTGGCCGATCCGCGGGCGGAGAACGGCGGGCGCAACGCCGCGCGCGTCATGAGCCAAGTCGGCGACGCGGTCGAGCGGTTCGTCGGGCAAAACCTCACCCCCGAGCAGCAGCAGGCGCTCGCGGCCGCCCGTCAGGCGAAGTTCGCCGAGGCCGAGGCGTTCGGCCGCCCCGGAGATCCCGTCGCCGACGCGCTGGCCGTGCGTGAGGGCGGGCGGCCGCGGCTGCGCGACGATCAGGTAGCCGGGCGCTTCGTCAACCCGGAAGCGATGGACCGGCTATTCGCGCAGGCCGACACGCCGCAGACCCGAGCTGCGATCCGCGACGAGGTGCTGTCGCGCGGCGACACGTCGAGCGCGCAGCGCATTCGCGACTTCGTCGGTGCGCACGGCGAGCAAATCGACCGCTTTCCGGGGCTCCGGCAGGAACTGGATGCGGCGACCGCGGCGCGCGAGGCGGAAGCCGCCGCGCAGGGTCGGCAGCAGCAGACCGTGCGCGACTACGGCCAGCCGGGCGACGAGCGCGGCGTCAGCACCGTGGGCAAATACCTGCAGTACGGCGACGAGCGCGCGCAGGACGCGATCAAGGGCGTGCTGGCGTCCAAGAACCCGTCACAGGCGGCCGACGAATTGCTGGGGTTTGTGAACAACGACCCGGCCGCTGTCGCCGGTGCGCGGAAATCGTTTTGGGATCTGATGCAGGCAAAGTCGCGGTCGAACGGGGAGACGACGCGGACGCTCGACGGCACTCAACCGTGGATGCCGAACCGCCTGAAAAACTTTCTCGACAACCCCGCGAACGCGGCCGTCGCCGAGCGGTTGTACCGCGACAATCCGGAGCACCTGCAGAACGTCCGGCGGATCGCCGACGAGCTGCAGAACGTCGATTTGCGCTCACGCGCGAAGGCCACCAACACCTCGGGCACCGCGCAGAGCATTTCGCAGGTGCTGACGCCCGAGACGCTGCAAAGCCGGTTCTACGCCTACAAGCGTGGCCAGACGTCGCTCGGCTTCATGCTGACCGCGCTCGGCTCAGTCGTGGCCCGGCGCGCGGTCCGCGGAGCGCAGAACGATGCCGTCGAACGGCTGCTCGATCGCGCGCTGCTCGAACCCGAGTTGGCGGCCAATCTGCTGCGCGAAGGCAACCCGGCGAACCGGGCGGCGCTGGCGCGGACCGCCAAGGCCTATCTCGGCAACGAGGCCTCGACGCTGACCGAGATCCTGACGGCGAAGCCCGAGGACGATCCGGTCAAGAGCGCGATCACGAGGAAGAACGGCGATGGCCGGTAATGTTCAATACGCCATGCAATGGCTGCTGAAACGCGGCTACCAGCCGCACCAGGCGGCCGCCCTTGTCGGCCACGGCGTGCAGGAAAGCGGCCTGCGCACCGACGCCGTCGGCGATAACGGCACCGCGCGCGGCGTTTTCCAGTGGCGCGGCGATCGGCTGTCCGGGCTCTACGACTTCGCCCGCTCGACCGGCCAGGACCCCAACGCGCTCGATACGCAGCTCGGCTGGCTCGACCGCGAGCTGAACACGACCGAGAAGCGGGCGGGGGACGCGCTGCGCGCCGCTCCGGACGTCGCGTCGGCCGTCCGCGCCGGCATGATGTACGAGCGCCCGGCGGGCTACAGCGCGGCGAACCCGGAAGCGGGGCACGGCTGGGCGAACCGGCTCGGGAAAGCGCAGGAACTGGCCGGCGTTGCGCCGGCGCCAGGCGCAACGCCGGCGATGGCCGACGCGTCCGCGCCGCTATCAGCGGCGTTCGTGCCACCGCCGGCCGTTCCGCCGGCTCTCGATCTCGGGGCGATGTTCGCGGTGCAGGGGAGCAATGCGGCGCAGGCGCGCGCCAGCTTGGCCGCTGCTGAACAGCAACGCCGCCAAGCGCTGCTTGGCGGCGGGCTGTTCGCGTGAGCGCGCCCAAAGGCGCGCCCAAAGTCTTGTACGTATGCCAAAATTCAAGGCTGGCGCTGAACTAGAAAACACAGCTACGTCAGTATGTTAAAACGGTTTTGCTGGCGTGTGTATGCTGTTGTAACGAAGAAAGCTTAATATTTTTGCAGGTTTGGCGGCGCCGCGGGGCGCCGCCGGCGCAGCGTTTCGGTCGGCGATTCGTCGAACGCCTCGCGGTAATCATTGGCGAACCGGCTCGGATTGGTGAAGCCGCAGCGCAGCGCCACCCCGATCACCGTGCTCGCCGCGCCGGATTCGAGCAGCTGTCTGGCGTGCGCCAGCTTGGTCCGCTTGATGAAGGCGGAGGGCGACATCCCGCGGAATTTGAGAAACATCCGAGTCAATGTCGAGACGCTGACGGCGGCCGCGCGCGCCATGTCCTCGACGGCGATCTCGGACTCGCAGCGAAGCTCGGCATAGTGCTCGGCGATCCGGACCGGGGCGGGCACCGTGCCGGCGTCTTCCGGAGACAGCAGTCGCCGCAGGTTGTGGCGGCTGCAGAACAGCAACGAACCGACCAGCGCCTGTTCGAGATGCACCAGCGTCGCCTGCGGCCAGGCCGAAAACGCGCGGTCGAGGCCTCCCGCCAGCAGCAGCATCAGATCGCGGAAGCCGGCGTAGCGCGGGTCGTCGGGCGGAATCGCCGGTTCGAACGCGATCGGCAGCCGTGACGGGATCCCGGTGAGCTTGGTGATGGCTCGGTCCAGCGTCGCCGGCGGAATGATCAGGACCAGCTGTTCGTGGTCGGCGCTGTAGTCGAGCTGTGCGGCGCGTCCGGGCGAGCACACCAGCGCTTCGCCCTCGGCGGCCTCGACGCGGGACTTGCCGGTCGTGATCGCGCAGCCGCCACGGAGAAACAAACGGACATAGGTCGTGTCGCTGGCAGGAAGCTGCACCCGAAGCGGCAGCGAACTGGCCGCGCAGAACAGCGAAATGCTCGACAATTCGACGAGGCTGCCCCGTGCGAAAAAATCAGGGGCGTCCGGTGCGATCAGATCGAAACCGAAGCGGTCCTTGATCGCTCGGCGCGCCGCGCCGGGATCCGCTGTCCGCAGGATCGAGAAATCCTTCAACAGCTCGGTCGTATCGTCGCGCTTCATCGGCGTCAAAAACTCAGGCGCGAAAACCGAAGTCGACGCTTTCGCGCCGTCGCTCGCCGCCATCGCACCCCTCTTTCATCGGTCGGGGTAGGCCTTGCCAACTACTCCACCTCCTCGGTCGTTGATTGCGCCAAATCAACTCCCTCGCTGTGCTTGTCTCTGCTGACCGAATTTGTACTCACGGCGAATTATGTCGTCTGCTGCAAACTCGTTCGCATCGCCCTAGCTGACTTCGGAGGCTGCAGGACTCGTATCAATTGATTTCGGCGTTGTCCGCCCGGCGTTTTGTCATCGCTGCTCTGCAGATCGGTTTGACCGGCAGAGCGTCGCTGAAACCGGTCGGGCGCGGAATTGCGGATCGCCGCGCGATCACCCGCGGCAATTCAACACACCATGTCGCGCGACGACGGCCGTCGTCGTGGATGTCTTGAACGAAAGGTGTCGGGCGGCTGCCGGACACTGTCTGATCATCAACGTGCCGGCTTCGATCTGAGGTTGGCGCGACCAATTCTGGGGGCACTGCCGTGAAACTCTCGAACGTGAAGATTCTCTACAAGATCCTCGCCTGTCTTCTTTTGCTCAGCGTCGTGGTGGGCGGCGGCGTCTGGTACGCCACCGCGAAGATGAGCGAGATCGACCGATTGTATTCGGACATGCTCGACAGAGACGTTCAGGGGGTGAAGGCCAACATCCGCGCCGCGGCGCGGATCTACAATTTCGGCCGGCTGTCGTGGCGCATGATCGCCGAGACCGACGCCGCCGCGATGGACGCCATCAGCGGGGAGGTCGCCACCAACACCAAGGAGTTCAGCGAGCAGATTGCCCTGGCGCGGAAGTTCTTGCCCGCCCTTGCTGCAGATTTTGATTCGATGGCGCGGATGTTCGACGACGTCATGACGAAGAAGTTTCCGCGGATGGAACGGGCGACGAAGAGCAACAACAACGAAGAGGCGATCCGTCTGTCGTATGACATCGCCAAGGACACCAAGGCCATCCGCGACATGATGGCCGTCGTGTCGGCGAAGGTCGACCGGGACCTGACCGCGCGTTCTGAAACGCTCTCGGCCGACGTCGTCAGCACCGTTCGTCTCACCGTGCTGATGGTCGGCGGGGCGTTCCTCGCGGTGCTGGCGCTGGCGTTTGCGATCGTGCAGTTCGGCATTGCGCGGCCGATCGGCCGGCTGGTCGGCGATCTGCAGGCGATGGCCCGCGGCGAGACCGTCGAGATTTCCGGCATCGATCGGGGCGACGAGATCGGTCAGACCGCCCAGGCGGTCGGCGGCATCAAGCTGATGCTCGACGAAAAGGCGCGGCAGGAAGCCGCCGCCAAGGTCGAGCAGGATCGCAAGATCGCGGCGCAGCGCAAGCAGGACATGGCGCGGCTGGCGCAGGACTTCGAAGCCGCGGTCGGCGAGGTGATCCAGACCGTGTCGTCGGCCTCGACCGAACTGGAAGCGTCGGCGACCACGCTGACCTCGAATGCGCAGCGGGCCCAGGAGGTCACCACCTCGGTCGCCGCGGCGTCCGAGCAGGCGTCCGCCAACGTGCAATCGGTGGCGTCGGCGACCGAGGAAATGGCCTCGTCGGTGTCCGAGATCAGCCGCCAGGTGCAGGACTCCGCGCGGATCGCCCGCGAGGCGGTGGCGCAGGCGCAGAGCACCAACGAGCGCGTCGGCGAACTGTCGGCCGCGGCCTCGCGGATCGGCGACGTGGTCGAACTGATCAACACCATTGCCGGCCAGACCAACCTGCTGGCGCTCAACGCCACCATCGAGGCGGCGCGCGCCGGCGAGGCCGGCCGCGGCTTCGCGGTGGTCGCGAG